GCATTCCAATAAAATTCACACTGGGGAAATTATCACGAAGATTCCGAAGAAGAAGGTCGGTAAATGAACTGGCATTATTCCAATTCTTTTCAGAGAACTTATAGACATTTCCAGTCTTACGATCCCGCAGATAAGCATTATCAGTCACATAATTACATCCCAAATAAGACTCTCCATTCTCCCAATTGCGTTTGATTTCACGATAATACTTCAAAGGAGCAGCTTCACCATCAGTTAGAACAACACACTGAACTTTCTGCAGTTTGTTCTCACTTTGGAATTTGGGGAGGATTTGATGTAAGGCAACAAGTGACTCATTCAAAGGAGTGCCTGAAAGAGTCATTCTGTGAGGAGCTTGATAGGCACAATAGGCAGAACGGTCGTGATATTTGGCAACCCGATAAATGTTCTTGAGTTGAGTATCAAGAACCGAACTTTTTACTTTGCTGGTAAGAATGTTCATCAAACCAAAGGAATAATCAATTACCAGTTCATTTTCTTTACGAGGAGTATGTTCTTTAGGAGTACTAGTCACTTTACCATCAGCATCATATGAAGACCTATAGTTCCAATCATTTGTAAAGGCATAAACCTCAAAAGGAATATTCACCTTATTACAGAACCAGATAAGATTATAAAGTTGCTTGACAGTATCCATAAGAACATTACTCATAGAACCAGACCAGTCCAGAACGAAAACCAGACCGTGATTCTTACCGTTGGCAAATGTGGTTACTTTCTTAAATAAATCCTCCTGATACTTATAAGTATGAAGTTTGGTGCAGTCCAGAACACCAGTCTTTGAGACAGATGCACGGGCATAGGAATCTGCTGCCTTACGGCATTCAAATTCTTTCACCAGATAATTAACTTCCTTTTGTGCAGAACGCTTAAAATTCACATAATCACTATCAACAGTATCAAAAATATTAACATCGTCCTGAATATAAACTTGCTTTTCCCAGGTTTCTTTACAGTTTTCGTGAATAATTTGATTTGAAATAATCACGGAATCCATATTCAGTTTGGGAAGTTCAAGATAGATATTCTCATGGATACTATTATTAATGAGTTCTTTCAGGTTTTCCTCAAGAGAATTCATAGTCTTCACATCTGGTTCGGCGTGTTCTCCACCAGTCTGTTGAATATTTTGGTTGTCAAACTTTTTACCTTGAGTTTGTTGCTCAGACCCAGAAGTTTGTTGCTTATCCTCACCACCTTCACCATCCTCTTCGGGAAAAAGTTCTTGCTGTTCTTCGGATTTATCTCCAGCACCAGATCCAGGAGACTGTTCGTGATTATCAATACTGGGAAGTTGAATGGTTTCTTCCTGCTTTTGAGTGCAGTATTCATAAAGAACCTTGGCAGCATCCAGAGTTTCAGTAAAAGTCTCTGCCTTACCAATCATATCTACGATTTCCTGTTCCCTCTTGGTGAATTCAAGAGTCAAGAAATTGCCAACCTTGAAGTAAAGATTCACACGGTCGGCAAGATTATAGGTTGAAAGGTCATCGTCGCCAACCTGAAAGAAATCATCTTCCTGAAGTTCCCGATAGGCAGCATAGAAGGTCTTTGCCAGACCGGCATAACGACGCTTCATTAGTTTCTCCACACGGGCATCCTCACACACATTCACAAACTGTGGAGGAACCTGAACCTGCTCCGTCCAGTCCTCATCAGGCGTGTAGAGAGCGTGAGAGACTTCGTGAGCAACCAACATATCATAAACTCCACTACTTGCCTTCTGCCACATAGGAAGCGTCAGAACCCGCGTATGAACGTTAAAGCAGGCAGTCTCAACCTTCTTGTGTTCCACAATCAGGTCTTCCGTTGCCAGAAGACGGGCGAGCATACCTTTTACTTCAAAATTTACGGTCATTTGAGTTCGTTTGTCTTATGAACGTATTATACAAAAAAAGAGGGTGGTAAAACCCTCTTGTGTGCCAGTTTTGGAAGTGGTCTTAACGTCCCTGCCTTTTCATAAAGGCAGCAAAAGCGGGTGAATTTATTCCTGTATTTGGATCTTCCATTGCTTTTTGCTTTTTACTCTTTGCTTTTCTTTGTCTCTCCTCATAATCTTCAGGATTATTGCGAGCCTCTTGTGCTTCAACAATACTCTGTCTCCACCCTTCGCTCATATTTGCCATAATCGCAAATGCCGCTTCTGGTGTTTCGGCATATCCACCTTCAAGAAGATATGAACGGATGATATCAAAGGGGTCGGTTTCTTCTTTTACTGGATTATGAACTCTGGCAGGTCCAGCATCTTTCATTAATCTTTTATTTTTAGTCGATTTTGTAATTCTTTCTGGCGCTTCCTCATCAAGTTTCTCTACCTCTTCTTGAGGTTGATGAACCAGGCTATAAGCCTTATAAAGATCTTTAACTTCTTGTTCTCTCATTTTTCCAAGACTTTTTAGTTATTTATAAAAAAAGAAGCATCCCCATGAAGGAGACGCTTCTTGAGTGCCTGCCGACGTGCCTTTGCTTGTCGGAGTGCCTGAGGTTTGAGTTTTCGTTTCTGCTCCTTTTTGGAGTGGTGTTGCCAGTTTGGAATTTGCTTTGCCATCGCAGTGGGTTGTGAATGGGTCTATTATAGCGGTCAGGTGACTGACCAGTCAATAACGGTTCTGATTTCCTGATTGTACTTCCATACTTCCATAAGCATATCTGCATTTATTCCATTTGCTTCCATTTGGACAATTAATGAATTTAAATCTTTGGGGAAGCAGGTTCCGCCGAAACCACGATCATTATCAAATCCAGGAACTTTGGTGTGAGAATTACCAATTCTACTGTCGGCAACTACACCAGAACAAACAGTTTCATAATTCATCCCAAGTGATTCACATAAATCATACATTTTGTTGAAGTATGCAACTTTACATGCAAGAAAACTATTTGCAAAATATTTAATAGATTCACTTTCATTGGAGGAAGTAATCACACTTGGAATATCTGGAAAAATAGTTTTGAAAAAATTCACAAACTGTTGACATAGATTTTTATCTCCACCAACCACATTTCTTTCAGAATTTCTAAAATCTTCTACAGCATTCCTGGCGGTTAAGAATTCTGGATTATGAATAACTTTATATTTTTTAGAATATTTTTTAGTTGTTCCAATTGGGACGGTAGATTTTATAATAAAAATACCATCAACAACTTTAGGTAGATCTTTAAAGAAATTGTCTAAAATGGAAAGATCGCACTCCCCAGTTGATTTCATTGGGGTAGGCAAACAAACAAAAATAAAAGATTGATTTAAAACTTCATCCAGACTATTAAAAGATTTGTTTTTATCAACATCAAAAACTTTACAGGATACTTTATCCCTTAAATTTTGATATACAGCATTACCAACAAACCCATTTCCAATAATTCCGATCATACAATCATCCTACTAAATCCTTTAACTTTATCAAATTTTATCACATTATCAAACTTATCAAGCAAATCTGATTTGTGGGAGATGACAAATATATTGGCATCTTTAATCACGTAACGAATAATTTTAAGAAACTCATCAGTTCCAAACCCATCAAGAGAACTATCAAACACCTCATCCATAATCAATAGATTTGTGTTTACTGAATTTTTAATTTTCGCAATTTCTCTCCAAGTAAAAAGAAGTGCCAAATCAACTCGCATTTTCTCACCTTCACTAAATGAACTATATGAGAAATTCTCATGAATAGGAGACTGAATTGATTCATTAAATTCCTCATCAAGATAGAAATTAATGTAAAAATCCATCATCTGAAGATAACGATTGACCTGCTGATTGATGAATGGAAGATACTTCTTAATTATCTTCGTCTTTACACCATCATCTTTTAGCAACGAATATGCAAAATCATAATAAACAATTTCTTCTTTTTTCTTTGAAAGATCATCAAATGTTTTTTGGAAATTATCTTTAAATTCCTCTAACTTTTCATGTTCAGTATTTCGGTTTTTAAGTTGTTCGGCAATAGTCTGAACTTCAGATTCAAGACCCCGGATTTGTCTCTGATTGAGTGATATCCGAGTATTGTTTTGAGAAATCTCATGATTGAGTTTTGTAATCTCCTTCGATAGAACTGTGAATTGACGCTCTCGCTCTTGTTCTAATTTAATAGTCTCCTCAAGATCTTGATAACCCCTTTGGAGTTCTTTTGCTTTATTTTGAGCATCTGCAATTCTATTTAACCGAAACTCTTCCTCTATAGTTTGAGTACAAGTGGGGCATACCGTATTTTCAGTAAAGAACTTATGCTCTTTGGTAATACCGGATACTTTTTGAGAGATTTTTCCTCTCAAATTGTTAAGCTTTACTAACTTATCTCCAGCACCAATAACTTCTTCCTGTTCCTTTGTATACCCAAATATGGACTCCTCAGTCTTGGCGTTCTCAACTATATAAATGCCAACTTCAGCATCTAACTTGGCAATCTTTTCTTTATTGGCATTTATATTGGCATTTCCACGGTTCTCTAGTTCTTCGATGAAGTTTTTCTGCATCTTCATCTTGTCTTTAAGATTTTCTTTCTTAAGTTCAAGAGATTTAATTTGATCTTTTTGTGTGCGAATTCTATCCTTGATGAGATTATTCATTGCAGAAAAAATGCGAATGTCCAAAAGATCCTCAATCACCTCACGGCGATTTGCTGTTGTAAGTTGCATAAAAGGAACAAAAGTACTACTACCCAAAATCACAATCTGGGTAAAAGATTTATAATTCACTTTCAGAATATTTTCTTCAAGAATTCTTTGGTTAGCACGATCATCAGCCTCCTTATGAAGAGGAGAACCATTGACTTCAATATCAAAAATATTCGGTTTTATTCCACGACGAACAAGATATTCTCTATTGTTAATAGTAAATTCAATTTCTACCAAGCAATCCTTTTCATTTACACTATTGACCAATTGAGGTTTATTAATACGCCTAAATGGCTTATTAAAAAGAACAAACGTAAGAGCATCCAAAACAGTAGACTTACCTGCTCCATTTGTACCAATTATAAGGTTGGTATGATGCCTTTCAAAGTCTATTTCCGTAAATTGATTCCCGGAACTTAAAAAGTTTTTATATCGAATTTTATGAAATACTAGCATTTTTGGGGGGAATTACAATATCGTCAGGAGTAACCACAGCATACTTGTAATTATACATCTTACAAGTCTTTATGGCAAGTTCATCATCGACTTCAACAACTTCCATTTCCTTCTCATATTCTTCATCTTCTTCAAGCATCATAGCATACCTAGTTGCATCATCTTCATCTTCAAATAAAAGCAAAACTTTTTCACCATGCCTATCGCTTAAGGCATATGCACCATCATCCTTATGGTCTTTGAGTGTAAGAAGAAACATTATTCTACTTCGCAAGCTTGTTGATAAAGATCTTGAAATATTCCTTTAATGATATTTTTATCGAACTCAAACTCCGAGTCATCAATATAACGATTTAGAATTGAAAGAGTATTCTCTTCCTCATCAATCTCAAAATCTTCACTTTCCTGGATTTCAAAATTTTCAATAATTTTAAGTTCTTGAACTCCGGAGGTATAAAGTTTATCAATAAACTTTTCAAAATCTTTTTGTTTAGATTTTTTACGGACAATTACCTTAACAATTTTATTTTCATACTCACTGGCATCAAACAATTGATGTGGAGTATCTTCATAATAAATGTTATGAAATAATTTATAAGGATTGTTAATTGGAGTATGTTCTAGAGTCTCAGTATCAAAAATATGAAACCCCCTAGTATCATTCACATCCGTCCAGTACATTTCATAAGGATTACCAAGGTAGAAAATACGTCCATTATCAGAACGAGTGTGGTAATGACCAGAAAATACCTTTTTGAACTTACTAAAAATATTCGAATCCAATCCATGTTCTTCCATAATAAGATTACGATTTACACGAAATCCTTGAAGCTCTAAGTGTCCCATAGCAACTTTTGCCTTGGACTTCTTAATTTGATTCAAGGTTTCATCATAGTTGTCACTACAAATCCATGGAACCATCATAATATCCAGTTCACCAACTTTAATAGTTTGTGGAGAACTATAAGTTTTAATATTTGAATAAGTTTGGAGGAGAAGACTTGGAGAGTTTACGCTATTGGTATTCTTATAATAGCAGTCATGATTACCAATAATCATGTGAACATCATATTTCTTCAGATGTTCAAATACAACTCTCTTTGCCCACTCAAGGCTTTGATAATCGATAGATTTACGACTATCAAAAGCATCACCCATATGAATGACTGCCTCTACACCGTGTTCTTTCAAAGAAGGAAAAAACACATTTTTGTAGAAGAGTTCAAAGTGATCATGAAGATACTTGGAACCCTTTCTAGCTCCATAATGTGTATCTGTAATAACGGCGACTTTCATCGATTACTGCGGTATTGAATATTGTCCTTCATCGTATTGTAGTCTGAACTGCTGCCAGAAAGCAAGCTATCGTCAACCATCATAACCTCATCAAAACCGGTTCTTTCGATAATTTTAGTTTTAATGTCTAACTGCTTCTTTTCCTTCTGAATTCTTCTCAAGAAAGCATAGTGAATAATTTGAGTAAAATAAGCAAAAGGATTGCTAGTTTTATTTGGGTCGAAATTGTGAATATACTGTACGCAGTTTTCTATACCATCTGATATCATATCTTCCCTAAACATATAATTAACAAAGTTAGGTTTATATGAAAGATGGGTTGCAATTTTTAAAAAACACTCTCCAAGATAATTAGGAATTCTTGGTTTACCTTCCCAAAATCCAGATTTGGGAGGATACTTATCATGCTTTTCAAAATATATTTTTTGAGCTTTTAATAATTTTGATCGGTAAACAATGAGGGCTTCCAATAATTCTTTATTGTTTACATAATGTTCTGATTTTTTCTTGGACATAATGTCATCTTTAGTTTAAAAATAAAGTATAATGTATACTTATTATACCATCATCTTAAAGACTTGACAAGTACTCAAATATTGAGTAAAATACCTTTGTTGGGTTTGAAGATAAGGATTAGCTTTCTTTAAAGATCTTTGAATAGATTCTCTAAATTTCTTCTAGATTCTTCGACCGAAGATATATATCCCATCTCTTTTGAGACACCGACTTTACCGCCATCCGGATTATATATTTCAGCACTGTCATCTTCACTATCATTTATGTAATTATTGTAAATATCAATAAGCTTCTGTTCTTTACTTTCAGTCATTGTTATTACACTTGAAAGTTTAATGATAAAAAAATCATCGTCAGATAGTTCAACCCAAGGTTTAACCTTTATGAATATTCCTCTTCCATTATTAAATGATTTCATGACAACAGGATTTTGAAGAATTAATATTTCTTCTTCTTCATTATCAGCACAAACTAATGAAAATATTTCTTCACCAGAGATTAATTTTAAAATGCAGTAAAAATCTTCTCCCATATTAATCTTTAAATGGTATGTTTACAATATCGTAATTAAAGTTTTCTTCATTATAAATTTTAATTCTTTCAATTAAGTGATTAAGAGTATAATTTTTTGTTGACTTATAACTAATATCATCAGCAATATCATATAGAGTTGCCTTTACTTTGTTTTCTCCTTTTCGTAAGACTCTTCCGATGGATTGGAGATTTCGTATCCTTGATTTGCTAGGTGAAGCAAATATAACATTATGAAGATTTCTGATATTGACACCAGTAGAAAAAGTGCCGTAGGAAGCAACGATGATTGCATTATTTTCTCTTTCGGTAATTTCTCTAACTAATTCACGTTCTTCAGTATCAACGCCACCATGAACAAAAAATACGTGCCTATTATCAGTTTTGCTATTATTTATGATCTCGTAAAGTGGTTGCCCGTGCCCCTCTACTCTAGCAAAAAGAACAAGAGTATTACCCTTTAAATCAAGGGCAAGATTCTTTATAAAGTTATTTCTTTTTTGATGATTGATAATATACTGAACCTCATCCTCAAAAGTTTCAAATCTATGAGGTGGATGCTTCAGTAGTAGAACTTTAATATCTAATTTGGCAAGATGACCCTTCTGCATCAGTTCATCTGTCTTAATAATCTTATATGAAGGTCCAAATAAACCTTCCAAAACCCACTTATGAGTTTGAGACCCATCTAGTGTTCCGGTGAATCCAAAACGGTATTTTGCATCACAAAGTTTAGTCATTATAGATATTAATGACTTGGATTTAAATTGGTGTGCCTCATCTCCTACGACTACATTAAATCTGGAAAAATACTGCTTGGGCAACTTGTAAATACTTTGCCAGGTAGTAATAATAACTTGGGAATCAGTTTCTCGTTCCTTACCAGCGTATATCTTGTGGCAGTATGAACCAACATCCCATCCATAATCTGCAAAATCTTTATACATTTGTTCTACAAGGGAAGTCGTCGGAACAACTATCAGAATATTTTGTTGCTTCTCAACGTAATATCTCACAACAGAATATATCATCAATGACTTTCCCGAAGCAGTTGGAGATATCAATAACTTTCGATTATGTCTTAAGGCGTCGTATACTCCCTCAACTTGGTAGTCGCGTGGGGCGTGTCTACTGATGGCAGTCATATAATCCTTAACACCTTCCTTTGAGATGTTCTCATTTATCTCAAAGGGTGGACCATAAAACTTATTATTCGTGAACTCATAAGTGTAATTGTGATCCTTACAGAACTGAATTACACGATCTAAAAGACCGACATAGATTTCGCCCGTTTGCGTAGAGAAAAGGCGAATCTTTCCGTCCCAATACTTATTCCTATATGCCGGTGCAAACTTGGCATTAGGAACATCAAAAGTAAATTGATCTGCTAATTCATAATAAACATGAGGTTCTGCCTGAATATGGAGATAGACCTCATTTTTCTTTGATATAACCAAATGAGACATTCATAAAGTATCAGTTATGAGTATTTATTTGGTCAATAAAAAGAGGCATTTCTGCCTCAAAATTAATTATTTTGTGTTTGGATTAATTGAAACACCAGGATCTCCAACCTTAAATCCTTTTCCAGCACCAGATCTAATAGTAGTTCCAGAAAGAGGTTTTACTACATCCATTGCTCCACTAATATTATCGGAAGCAGTATCTTTTGGATCATTTGCAGTTGCATTCATGCCAATTTGTCTCATCCTTGATGCAGAACCCATTGATCTTGCGTGTGCCGCTTGAACTGCCGGTGCTTTATAATCTATGTAATTAGATGGAAGGGTAGATTGTTCCAAAAACTGTCGAAACGTCTTCATTTGTTATACTCAATCAAATAAGATTGTATTAAACCAGGTTTGACTCATACCTTTGATTATATCATCAGCAGACTGCTGATCTTCTGCATATCCCTCTGCAATTAAATGCTCAACGACTTTTTCGTAGGTTTGATAGGATTCTTGAATCTCTCTAGGCGTCGGTTTCATTTCAGTGATGGAAGTTTATTTTTATTTAGTTAAATCCTGCCGTGAACTTATGCCACTCAATACTGTTCTTGATTTGATAAGTCCTATTGGAAATCATCTTAAGGACTTCTTCTAGAAACTTAAGCATAATATCATAATATCTAATTTTTAAATCAACTTTACAGAGTCTCTCATCGGCATCCATATACCTCTGTATAGCGTCTTTTTCTCTTACTTTATACGGAAATGGTTCTTCAGCATATACCTCTGCTGTTGCCTTTCCTGTGTAGTAGTTGTAGCGTTCCAAACGCACTCTATTGTAAGTTTCTCTTGCCTTTTCACGGAGAAGAGTGATGGTATTGTACAGAGTATAATATTTTGCATGAAGTTGTGGAATTTTTAAAGATTCATCGTGTAAATTATCAGGGTCTATGACAGAATCTCTCTGCCACATTTCCTGAATTTCATCAAGATTCATAGAGGATCGCCATTTACATCTAATATGTTATAGACAGTATACTTGAAAAGTACCTCTGCTGTAAAGTAGTTATAGTCGGTTTCTGTTGATTCAAATTCCATTGCACTCAATGTGAATGGAAATAAATCTTTAAATTTTACTATGGCAACATCATTATAATTGCTATTTAAAATTCTTAAACTACCGTCACTATATTGACTTTTTAAATCCCTTATTCCATCATCATTAGTTGTCAACTCTTTGAATTGTTGTGGAGTTTCTGGAAATCCTAAACCAGTAATCCAGTTATGAATTGCCATGTAGTTTTCCATATCTTCATCAACAAAAAATCTCAAAGAAAAATCTCCATATTGGATTATTTCTCCTGGAGTATCCAACATCTTTAAATATGATGGTTGTATAGCAGTTCCTAAAGTAATTTCTGGAATTCTTGCAGAATTACTAAAGAATGAAATTTTAGGATTTTTTGCTACGGTAAATTTAAATCCAATTGGAGAGAGGAAATTTCTATTTCCAATTTGATTGTCAAAAATTGATGCCATTATGGTAGTTTACCAATAGTTTGTAATGTAAATTTAACAGGTGGTTTAGATTTAGTTCCTGGACCCATGGGTCTTGAAGAATTTAAATTTTTTTGAGTTGCGGGATCCATTGCAAATGTTTGTTTTGCATTTACAGGTGCCCTATATTCAGCTTCCGAAATAAATTCTTGAAACGTCTTCATTTTTTTATTTCTATTTAGATAAAAAAAGAGGGTCCGAAGACCCTCAAGAAATTTATGTGAAATGGATCACATGAGGTTGAGAACCTTAACTCTTCTGTAGTAACGGTTAGCGTTAACTCTGAGGCGTCCAAGACCCTGGTCGGTTCCTTCTGCGAATGGGTTAGCAACAAGACCATAACGGGTCTTAAAGCCAATCTTGGGCTGGAAGGTGTTCTCACCAACGGCACGAACCATTTGGAGGGGAACATAAGGGCAATAGAAGAGACCAGCGTCATATGCGCTAGAACCCTTATAACCAACAACGTAGTACTGACCACCAGCAGAACCAACGTTTGAACCGCCCGAATATGGGTCGATATAAACGCGATACTTACCTTGGAGAACACCAGCGAAGGTGTTACCAGTGTCATCAACGTTAAGGTTAGCGTTGAGTGCAGGGGTGTAATCAAGAACACCTGCCATGGTGAGTGCCGAAGCAACGTCAGCAGAGCAGAGGATCATGTTGCCCTTCCCTCTACGAGTTCTTTGTGCGATTGCGTTAGCATCGCGCTCGATTTGGAAGATAAGACCCTTGAACTTCTCAACTGACCAACGTCCGTTGGAGTCAACATCTAGGTCGAACTGACCAGCGGTAGCAGTGTTGTGTTGAGCACCTGATTCTGCAACCTTATAGATGGTTCTGATGACTTCGCGGTTGATTTCAGCAAGAATCTCGCTAGAAAGAATGTTAGCAAGTTCTGCTTCTGCATTTAAACCGTGAATTGCCTTCAGGTCTTGAGCAAGTTCGAGGCTGTATTCTGCTTTCAGAGCACGGCTCTTGGCAGTAACAGTGACCTTCTCGATTGAGAACGCCATTTGGTTGAACTCGTTTCCACCAGTTCCAAGACCTTCTGCATCTTCAGTGTCCATACCACGTCCAGTGGTATAAGCAGATTGAGTTACATTGCTGTCTGGGCTGAGGAGACCGGGATTGGTTCCACCTTGAGCAGCAGTTGTACCGAAACCAACAGCGCCGCCAGTTTCACTACCCTCATTTTGGGTATATCCAGAACCAAGACCGCCGGCTGCGCGGGCAGATCCTTGTGCTGAATATGCAGTATCTGGCTCGTTGAAGAATGCTTCATCCGAACTGTTGCTTTGTGCTCCATAACGTGAGCGCATTGCAAAGATGAGTCCGGTAGGACCATTCATTGGTTGAACGCCAGCGAGGTCATATGCGACCAGGTTAGGCATTGAACGGCGGATGAGGCTGATTAGAACAGGGTCGAAACCTGAAACAGGACCAGCATCAGCTGCGTTTGCACTGAAACCTGCGGTTGCACCGCTGGATCCAGTTGACATGTTAGGAACAGCTTCGTTGAGGAAAGCACGCTCCTCACGAAGTTCTCTCTCTTGGTTTTCTAGCAGGATAGCGGTGACAGCTCTACGATGTGAATCTCTGATTGGATCCATTCCATCGTAATCGAGGATCGGTGCCCACTTCTCCTGCAATTGTTCTGCATTGAACATTTGCATTTGTTTTACCTCTTTTAAAAAGTTAGTTTGATTTGATATGATTTAAAAATCACTTTTTAGCGACTCTACTGAGAACTGTAAGATAACTTTCCATTCTTCCACCAACTTGTGGTTGTTCGGAATAATTAGCTTCTTCAGCAATGTTTTCAGTAACAGGTCTTTGAGTACTAGTCGATTTTGATGAGAAATAAGAATCTCTCAATGTAACTAGCTTCTCACGATAGTTTTCTTCACTATCAAACTCAACATTTTCAGCAAGAGAAGCGAGTTTATCTTTCTGTGAAAGTGCTAAACCTTCAGTAACTTCAGTAAAAATTACATCAGCAACTGACTCTGCTAATCTTCTATTAAGAGCAACATTCTTTTCGATTTGCTCGTTGAGTTTTCCTTCCATTTCATCAAGTTTATCTACCATACTCTCGATAACATCATATTTTTCTTCAGGGATTGTTACATAATGATCTTCAAAAAGATTCTTCATTCCTGAGAGGAATGATTCAGTCATTTCGGTTCTGAGACCGTGCTCAATTGCAAGAGTGTTTTCATGCATCCACTCGTCAGCAACATATTCTAAATATGCATCTACTCTATCGGTGAGTTCTTCTTTGATTGTAGAAATTTCTTCTACAAGAGCTTGCTCATATTCAGATTGGAATCTCTCTTCCAACTGTTCTTTGATTGAATAAATTTTTGTTCTAACTGCAGTCTCAAAGATTATTCTTGCCTTTTCTTGGAACTCTTCTGAAAGTTCTTCACCAGCAAGAAGAGCATTAACATCTTCTTCGATGTCAAAATCTTCATCTTCCTCAACTTCTTCCTTCACCTCTTCATCTTCGTCTTCGTCTTCTTTAGACTTCTTCTTCTTAGGTGACGAAGAATTGGAATTCTCATCCTCTTCATCCTCTTCATCTGCTTCCACAATGAGATCTTCATCATCTAGATCTTCTTCCTCCTTTACGGCATCTTTATTAAGATGTGGCATTGGATCTGCTGACTTAGCACCTTTGTTGACAACATTTTTTACTTGTGACAACGTTGCACTAGGCTCTTTTAATTTTGCCGAGTCATTATCTGAACGATAATTTTCTGGAGTAGGACCACCGAGATCTTCCCAATTGCCAGTTTGACCATCAGGAATACCTGTGGTTAATTTTGGCATTGGTTCTGCCGGCTTAGCTCCTTTGGTTACTACGTTTTCCATTTCTTGTAAATTTCTACCAACGGACATTTGTTTAGATCTGTTTTATAATCTATATTTATTTATAAATTAAAGATTTGCTAAGAAATCTTGGAACAGTTGAATTTTATGCTCTTGTAAAGTACTTTCATCTACAAGAGTATTAATTCTGCGTCTTGTTTGCTCAGCAAGTCTTTCACGAAGAATCCCTCCTTCCCAAACCCACTCCTTACCTTCCATAATTCCCTGAACAAATGCATCGGGGGCAGAAGGATCGGCAACAATATCAGCAGCGGTTGCAAGCATAAAATCTTCACCGACAACTTTATGACCTTCATTGGTCATCTTCAATGAACCAACACCACGAGAAGAAACTCCAAGGCAAACACCCTCTTTAATCAAAGACATTGCAATCTTTCCCATTGGGGTCTCAAGAAGTTGTGCCTTACCGATAAAATTATTACCTTCTCTAGCAAGTTCACAAATTTTATGTGAAACGCGATCAAGATTTACAGTTGGACCATCTGGATGTCCAAGTTCACCGAGAGCGCGACCTTTTTGAACAAAATTTTCATTATAACGATTTACTTCTCTTTCCATAATAGAAAGAGGATACATTCTACCGTTACGATTAACCTGCTCTGCTTGTAAGAAAATGCCTTTAATATAGCATTTTTGCGAAGAACCTTTTCCTTCGGTAATAAATTCTACTTTTGATACTTCTTCTGTGATGAGTTTCATTTTAGTTTGTGAATGCTACTTTATTTGCTTTGATTGATGCAGATGACCAAATAACATCAGATGGAGTTTTAGCTAAAAATTCAACACTTCCATTTGGAATAGAGAAATATGTACTAGTTGCTGCTCCAACAGAAGTGCTTATTGCAACTGTAACAATACCAGCAGTATTGTTATATAATCTCACACAAGTTGCATCACTAATACTAGTAGCAGCTCCAGCACTAGTACCGGTACTTTGTTCTGTTGTTACTATCTTAGTAATCATTCTTCATCCCCAGTAGTTTCTGACTGATCTCCAAGTTCTCCAAATAATTTGAATGCAACTGAAGGTCTTATTGCATCTATTTTTTCTGAAGCTTTATTAAAAATCAATTCTTTAATTTTGCCACTTACGTCCGATGCGGGCGAATTAGTTGCGATCAAATCCAAAAGTTCTTCCATAAGATTTCAATGTGTTTATAAACCTATATTTTTATTTATATTTCTGCTTTTTTAGTATCTTTTTGAACCTGTGCGTTAGTATCTTTAGATTGAGATTCTAAATCAGGTTCTTGAGGAACATCACCCATCATTTGCTCCTCACCACCAGCTGGAAGGGGTTCTCCCGTGATTGGATCAATTGAATTTGGGTCGGGAATAATTCCTTCTTTAATTTCCTTTTCTATTTGCTCATCAATCTCGATAATTTCACTATCAGTTTGACGAAGTACTTTTCTTCGAACATATTCTGCAGAATAATATTTACCAATATAGGGTTCTATAGTAGCAAGAATTCCTAAGCGATCAGTCATCAATTCGCTTTCTTTTAGTTCTGCAAATTGATTATCATATAAAAAGTCATATTGAACATGATCAACAATTTTGTCCCAATCTTCTGGGGTTACAATATTTTTTAAAATCAATTGTGTGCGAAGAAAGTCATTGAATAAATTTGCAAAACGCTTTCTTAAACGTCCGACAAATTTAGAAAACTTTAATTCATCTCTTAATATTTCTGAAGAGCGACCAAGATTGAATCCACCATCACTCGCAATTCTAGATTCCGGAACTCCAAGTGCTCTGTAGAGTTTCTTTTGGAAATATTCAATATCAGAAAGTTCTCCAAGATTTTGACCGCCTGGAAGAGTTGTAATTTCAGTTCCTCTACCACCTTCTCTCCTTGGAAGCCAAAAATCTTCCATCATACTCATGAATTTACGATCATCACGAACTTCCCCAGTCTCTGCATTGTATACCAGTTTATTTCTGTAACGATACATTACATCCTTAAGGTATTGCTCTGCCTTGACCTTCGGAAGATTGCCGACGTCAATATAAAAAATTCTTCTTTCTGGAGCACGAGACAATCTATAAATTACAAGGGAATCTTCAATCATTCTTAATTGATTGAGTGCTTTAATTGCTTTGTGTAGGTAAGATAAAACTGTTCCTTTGTTTCTATCTACTAATCCAGAACTACAGTACGTAATAGAATCTTTAGCAATTTTTATTGATTTTTGTCCGTATAAACTTGCAACAGATCCAGTTGGACTTTTTGGTAGTGGAGTGTAAATATAATATTCATCTATTTCCGGAGTAAATGTTTTTTCAACATCTCTCATTCCAGTTCTAACTGCAATATTATCCTTTGATTCGCTCTTTTTTTCTTGACGAACGTATTTCATCTTCATAGGATCAATATACCTCAGATCCTTTATACCCTCTTCGGGATTTTTAATGTCAATGACTTTTAGATAAAATAGTCTACCATCTACATACCAATTTCTAAAAATTTCATGGCACTTCTTATCGAAGTCCATAATTTCTTTAATATATTTGAATTCTTCTCTTATAATTTTTTTTAATTTGTCACTAACATCTAGATTTGAAAGTTCAATTTCAACTGGGGAATCATATAAATCACTTACAATAGCTTCATTAACAACATCTTCAATAGCATTATCACACTCTGGGTGTAATGCCATTTCCCTATATCTTTTAATTAGGTCGTACTCTGTTCTGTAAACACCCTCAATGTCTACGTAAGACCCATAAAAACCACTGGCAATATAATTATCAACCCCGTCCTCATTATTTTGGGGAACGGGGGAGACAATTGATTTTGCTTGATTATTACTATCATCAATTGAAAAACCAAAAAGCTTTGCCATAGTATAAATCTAATACCTGTATCTATTTATTTCAACTAGAAAGAGGGTTTCCAGTAATATCATCACCACCAGCTGCAGGTCCATCACCCTTTTCTGCTTCCCACCATTGAACTTGCATTTCAACTGTAAATTCTTCTATACTATCAGTAGTATCATATGAAAGTTCTATCTGAGAAACATTAGTTGGGAAAATATCATGGAATTTATATGTTCTTAAAATAGATCCGTCACGATCAAGTTGTTTAACATAGGCGTCCTTCATGTAAGATGCTGGAGTGATTAATCCAGTTGCATCTCCGACATTATTAATTTGATTGACCCAATCTTCAAAAGCATGTCTGAGTGTGAAATTAGTATCATTTAAAACTGTTATGGTCCAAGTATCAAATGTTCTGTCACCAGCAATTTTTAAAATTCTACCTCTAAATGGAACGTCAATTGGTCCTAGGTTTGATGCTGGTAAAGCAGCCGCTTTTACCATGAATCTTTCTAAGTCAGAATTATTACCAACAAGAGTAGTTGGAAAAGTAATACTAACTTCAAAGAGGTTAGGTCTTGCGCCACCACCGGTTAGTTTATTTTTAAATTCTGTAATTGTTCTTAAAGACATTGTTTTTTACCTCTTTTAAATTAAACGGTTCCGATAATTTCTTCAAACGAAACACCAGTTCTGGTGGCAACAAACGTTAGACCGATAAAGTTAATCGATCTGTTTGGTTGTACGTAAATATCCGCAAGAAATTCATTATTATCAATTACTGCGGCAGTATTATTAGATTCATCACAAACAACTTTGAAGGATTGAACTCCTCTCTTTGCCTGAATATCACGTAAGAAAGGTTCAATAATATTTACAAAGTTATTTCTTGTAATTTCATCATTAAATTCAAATAGTTGATCTTTTGCTGCCGTAGAAATTGCCTCTTGGATATAGATAAACAATCTCCTTACATTAATTCTATCAAATGCCGATGGTTTTGCCAATCCTGTTTTGTCACCAAAAAGAATGATACCAGATCCAGGGGAGAATACAATTGGATTAATTCTGTTAGTGTATAATCTATCTCTTTGAAGTTGAGTTGGGTTGTATGCTAGTTTAATAGCATTTAATATGACTCCTCTAGAAGTTCCTGCTGGTGAGAACCATGGGAAATCATTAATATCAGTTCTTGCACACAATCCGGATGTATCACCATTTAATGGAATATATCTAAATGTATCATTAAATCTATCATACGTGTACTTATAACCACTATCAAAAACTGCATAAGAAGATGATGTAATAGGAGAATAGAAACTAATCAAATTATCAGTAATTGCATCCGATGCGTTAATTGATCCTGTATTATCAATAAGAGCGTCTCTATATGGACTAATGAACGCCATGCAGTCTTTTCTTGCTTCTGCTATGGAAATAATTTTATTCGCAAGGGATTGTGCCTCTGATTTAATATAATTTGCACTACCCATTAAAATAAAGTCAAGTCTATAATCTTCCGCATTCGATAGAATTGCGTATGACTCGGATAGTTTGCTGACAGTGGCTGACATACAACCGGCGGTCGTAATACCTGCACTGCCATCATAGTTTTTACCACCACCAAGAGTTATAGGATTATTTCCAGTAGCGGCAAAGTCTTGATTTGATGCCTTTTGGTCCCACCCATTATCTGTATCTAATGTAAAATTACTTGAATAAGTAATCGTGGTTATTCCTGCAGGAGTTTTACCACCAAAAATAAATCTAGAATTTATTTCTAAGTATCTTCTCCAGTAAGAAGGAGACCCTGCTGCAAATTCAGCATCGGTTGCTTTTGAAAGACCTAGATGCTTTTCTAGAATATTTCCAGCATTACCACTAATGGATCCATCATTATCAATTACTAAAACGTGTAATTCATCGAACCTTGCATTTCTATCAGCACCAAAACTAGTTGTGGTTGGTCTATCTGCTATATTATTCCAATATAATTGTGATCCACTATTAAGAGTAATATACTGCTCATCATACCAATCAGAACTAGTGTTGTAAGAAGTTGTCCCTACGGCAGTTGCATTACCAACGGTATGAATGGCAACAGACCCAGTACTGGAGAATTTATAAACTCCACCCACCTGATACTCTACATTAGTTGCGGTATTTCCGGCAGAAATATGGGAAAGTAATTTAACTGAAACTTTATTTTGTCCAATTTCAGTAATCATTCCCTTGAAATATCCATCAAGGAGTGATGTAGTTCCTGCTCCTGCTAAAACTGTGTCGGAAGGTACTGCTTGAGTAACTCCCATACCAACAGCAAGGGTTCCACCAACTCCACCGGTAGTAGCAATACCAGATAAAACTTGGTCTGCCTTTCCATCAATTAAACAAACTTGTAAAGAATTTCCCCATGATCCGGGATTTCTCGCAACAATACTAGCAGATGTGATGACATTTTCATTATACCCAAGTTGAGTATAATGTTCTGCACTTTTGATTTTAATATTTGCTGTGTCGGGAGATGATGCGTTTTTTAAATCAGTGTCATCAGTCCTAAGTACTCTTAAGGATCCCCCATAAGAAAGAAAGGATGATGCAACATACCAACTTTCATATTGTCTGTCTACTGAAAGTGGACCTCCAAAAATTGAATATAAATCTTGTTCACTTTGTATTAAAACTGGTACATTAACTGGTCCTTTTTGAAATGGTGCTGCAATGGCACCAATTTTTTGCGATAATGGATCAACTCTCCCACTTGTTAAGTCAACTTCTCTTACTATAATTCCAGGAGATGCTAAGTTTAGCGGCATCTTTGTTCTCCTCTACAATTCCAGAATATTCTAGAAGTATTTATAAATCACCTTATTTACATATAATCCCACATGTAAGATTTATCACCATATTCATCGGTATACCATCTATCACCATCTTCATCAACAAAACTTGACATTTCATCAATTCCATCTGCAATAAAACCAAAAGGTGCCATATCTTGTTCTATTTGATTTTTTTGCTCTTCATATATCCTCTTGCGGACATCATTGTCTGTCATTTCTTTAAAATAATCTTGTGCAACTAACCAAGAAAAAATAACAAGACACATTGCCAGATCATCATTACATCCTTCTTCTGCCTCAAATGAGTTATGTTTTTGTATAAAGGTTGTCAGTTCACTAATAATTTCATAGTCATTGACTATTAATTTATCATCTTCTATAAGCGTCCTTAAGTTTGAACATCCTAACTTTTTAACAGATGCGGTCATTCGAACACCTAGTTGAGATTTTTTACCACTAAATCCAGATCCAACTATTTGTCCTGCGCGTCCTCTCATAGAACACATTAGTATATTGTCGTATTCTAAATCAAAGTGTAAAATATTTGCTACTTGATCTCCAATATCATTTATTTCTGCCAAAACATATGAATTATTATATCCACGAGCAACATCATTTATAATACTTGGAAATAGCATTGGTTTAATTTCATTATTCCTATACTTTGCTACTGTTCTGTATGGAAACTCTGTAATATCAAAAACAATAAAAGTTGAATAATCACCACCAATACCTCTGGCAACGTCAACTGTCATTAAGTAATTGTGTTCTTCCTTTGGATTTTCATATACATCCAATCCTTTGTTTCTTTTAATTGGATCATCATATACTAGAGTTTTTAACTTTGCTGGACTAATAAGTGTATCAACGGACCCTAAAAATTCACATTCAAATTCAACTTTGAACTGTTGTTCGGAAGTGTTAGCAATGGTCTGCGCTTTCCACTTTTCATCTCTTCCCGGAACTTCTGCCCAATGAACATCCGTTGGAACATACTCATTCTTTTTTCTTTCGGCATCATGCCACATGCGATAAAAATGATTCATACCACGGGGGGTAGAAACAATAATTACCTTGGTACTTTGTCCTGATGAAATGGTAGGATATACAGAAGCAAAAAAGTCATCAGCGATATGATTTGGAATGAACGCAAACTCATCCAAGAATATGATGTTATATGATCCTCCACGCACCGCAGACGCCGATGTAGATGCTGCCATGATCTTTGACCCATTCTCTAGCTCCAAGCTCCCCCTGTTCCACTGTAGAACCCCTTGCTGCATCCACCTAGGGAGATTTTCATATGCAAGTTGTAGTCTCTGAAGAAGATCTCTTGCCGTAGATGCTTTGTTTGCAAGAATCGCAATATTTACATTATCATTAAAAAGTGCATAGTGTAAAAGGTAAGATACGCAGGTAGTAGATTTGCCTGTCTGACGAGGCATCTTGCAAATGTTGAATCTATTTTGATGGAAATTTTTAATTAATTTTTCTTGAAACTTATATAAAGAAAATGGAACCAATCCATGATCCAGAGAAACGATTTTAATGTAGTTTTTTGCAAAATATACCGGATCCTCTTTACATTTTAAAAATTCAATGATTTGATCTTCAGTAAATTGGATTTGTGTATTTGCTTTTTTTAAATTGGGATTACCAAGATATACGCTATCAGACATAAAATTATCTCCTATCTCAATATTTAACTTTAATCAACTTCCCAAATAAGAGAAGTATTAGTTGCAGTAACGTTAGATGCTTTTATTGCTAGAGAAATATTACTTCCAGGAGAAACTACAATTCTGTAACTACTCAAATCAATATTTAATGAACCACTACTAGGTATTGCATAAGATAAAATAGGAGTATTAGTAGTTTCACTTATAGTTCCATTTTCTTCTGAAACCAGTGCAATTGAATTTCCTCCTGGTTGAGTTCTAAAAATATGAGAACCTGTTGCTAAAGGAGCATCTAGAAATACAAAGACTTCAGCAGGTGCTTGCCCACTATTAAATGTCCCACTCAACCCTTTCATAATTATTTCTCTTGAATTAAGTACTCCATTATTTGTAGTTGGGTTTTGAACAGTAATTAAATGATTTACTACGTTTGCACTTAATCCTGCAGTACTTCTAAATGTGGAACTTGGATATACATTTTGAACAATTTTACCCTCAACACCCATCATTAGGGATGCTCCACAAACAGCAGCAGTTGAAGCAATACCAACACCACTTAAATTTGCGGCAGCATATCCAATTTTAAATGATGGATTATCTACCCAAGGAGTGGTATGTTTATTGCTATAATGGGCATGATGAAAGAAAATCATATCTCCATTTATTGGATTTTCTATAGCATATCTTTGCTCACCTGCACCCAACCAGCGATAATTGATTTGGAATACATTTAATTTTGTTGTATCTAAAGTAACTCCAGATGGATTTGATGTCCCACCAACACCAGTCAAATTATCAAGGTTCCAATCTTCCTGATATGTCCATTCTTCTGTAGCAACTTTACCAGATTGAATGGTTGTAAATGTTCCTACTGCTCCTGTTGTTCCTGGTATAAATTGAAAATTACCTGTCTGCGGACCAACTGAATTTGCTAAAAATATAATTGTATTATCTCTTTGGTCTGGAATGTGAGTTGCATATGAAGTACTGAATCCCAATTTTGCTGCTGTTGCCGATGTATCTGCAGAATCATTTACAAGAGATACACTATAAGAAGTTCCATTTAAAATAACTGTTGAAATTCCGGAAGAACTTGCTGCAGTTGTAATAGTAAGTTTTCTAATTTCTGCTTTTGTTCCATACTGACGAAGAATACCAAATTTTCCATTAGTATTAAATCCAACTTGTAGTGCAGATTCTTGACTAAAAAAACCTGCTCGTAAAGTTACTCCTACAGTAGGATTGATAAAGTGTGCAGTAAATCTAGCAACTCCACCTTGTCCCGGTCTGTACCTTAAAAATCTCTTTGAACGAACCACACTATATCCATATGCACTTGTTCCAGTTTCTGCAACAAATAAACTATTTCTTGTTGTTGCTATTCCACTGGTAAATGAATATGTTTGAAAACTGTTTGTTGGAAGACCATAGATTGGGTCCAACTGAACTACGGGAGTGAGTTCAGAAACTGCATATTCACCAAAAGCACCTCTACCAGTAGCACCTTCGTTTATAATATTTCCATACTGATCAGATTGGATATAAACCTCGTGGAGAGTTCTTTCCTGATTCAAATAATCTTGCTGATTTTTATTCCACTGAGCCATTCTTTAATCTCCTATTATTCAGACCATGAAAGTCTTTCTGGTTTATATCTTTGCGAGTTCTTGATTTTTAAAGACCTCGTTGTTTGTGGATAAATGTTGTGAACAATCGCTCCCGGATATTCACTCTGAAGTTGTTCTGCAAGTTCATTTTTATTCATCATCTTACCCTCAACTTCTAATCTATACATCTTTCCTTCCCATACCACATCGGCAGTGAAAGATTCTCCAACTGATTGGGATTGTGACTCCGATCCGTTAATATACAGGTTTCCATTAAAATCACCGGCAATATTAACACTTTCTGAAATAAACTGATTGAAGGATTTCATTTTAGTTACAGTTCCAACGACGGAGAGCTTTGTTAATTCTTGAATCTGGATCTCTTGCAGTTTTTGCAGAGGTTAGTTTTGATTTCATTCCGGACATGCGACTACAAAAATTTTTACGACGTTTTGCTCTCTTACCTTTTGGTTTCTTTTCAGTAACTGCAGTTTGAAGTTTTGATCCAGGATTTTCGCGGCGATATGCTTCAACTGCAGCGGGACTCAAACCATCAGTTTTATCTTTGCGATTTACTGACTGCCAATCTTCGGCAAGTTCTTCTCTCCAATTTGAATACTCTTCTTTAGCGCATAAGATTTTACTTCCAATTCCAATAGATGGTTGTAAAGGTTTTGGTTTAATAATATCTACAAATTCAATAAAATCATTACCTTCTAAATTCTGAATAATAATAGATTCATCAACATTATGCTCACCACTATCAAGATAATCTGCTGCAGTATCAAGATAATCTGCAGCTTTTGTAATTTTGGATTGGACCCATGCTTCAATACTACCCTCCCCCTTCATTCTTTTACGAAGTCTTTCTACAGCAGATTGAATAGTTGAAAGTTCAGATCTAGCCATAGAGTATTCATGATCTTTTTCTTCTGGCATATTTCCTGGGTGAGGGCTATTTGCGTCATAATTTGGCGTAGAATCTGATATTGATGATAATGCGGGTGGTAGGGAGTACATATCCCAATATTTTGGTCCAAATTTACATTCACTTCTAGTTTCGTCTTTTTTGCACTTTGGACAATATCTAATCATTGCATGTTCCTCTTTTACTGGTACACAATTTGGAACTATTTTTTTACCTTTCTTTTTCATACCTTTTTGTTCATATCCATCCCAACAATCTTCTGATTTTGTACCCCAATTAGCAGCACCAACTTTACGACATTTGACTAGTGCTCCGGAAGCATACGCACTTGGCCAAACATCATATCTTGATTTTACTTTTTTATAACAAGCATCTTTTTTCCCAGCAGACTCTTGAGTTACCATTTTTGCCTTACCTGATCTATTTGGATTTGGATCTTCTTTACGTTTTTTAGCAGATCTTTTATTTCTTTCATCTTTACTCATTGCAGCACGATCATCAGGATCTCTACAATATGGTTTTGTTTTCTGACCTGGTTGTTTTGCACATGGTTTTCCATCATATTTACCACCTGCTTGAACCCAACCACCATCATCAAACCATTTTTTTAAATTATAGTTTGGAGATTTTGCCCCAACTCCATCAGTTGCTTCTTTCACATCCTTAAACTTTTTATGATGCTTTTTAGCATCTACTTCCATTTTTTTCAAACGAGTATAATAATCTGGTATCTCATCCAAATGTTGAAGAGCAATTTCAGTCGCTAATTTTTGATTTTTTGTATGTTCATGTTCAATTGGAGCACCCATATCAAGTTGCTTCTGTATAAAAGAAACTTCAAGACGATGCTTTTTAGCAATCTCTTCCACGGTCTTATATGGTTTTAATTGCTCGTTCATTTATTACAAGTTATTAGTCTTTATTATTTAGAAAACCTTGCTTCAGTAACTTAGATAATTCTGTTGTTGACCCAACAAAAACAGCATTATTAGTAACATTGTTAGTTGTTTTTGTATTATCTTCTTCAACATCTTTTAATTTCTTTTGAAGATCTATTAATTTATCTGTAACATCTCCAACATTTTTGATTAATTGACCTGCAACTTCATATGCTCTTGGACTTCCTCCTTCTCCAGCAAGTTCCATAATTCCGTTAATTGCTTCTTGACCCTTTTCAATTAAAGAATATAAATTGGCACGAGTATACTCATAGTCCTTTTTAATATCATCAGGTTTTAACGGTGTGATATTTAAATCATTTTTAATGGTTTCATTTTCAACAATATTACTCTCAATATTGAGAGCATTGTCCAAAGAATCATATTCTTCCTTCATATTTCAATCCAATTAAATATCTTGTTGTTGGGTTGGACTATAATTCTTACTATCAAAAAACATTTCTGTAGTCTCACTAAATCCAAAATCATCATCAGGATCTGCATCAATTGGATCTGGAACAACAGTATATCTCATTTCTCTCTTAGCATCAGTCCTATTTGTGCTGGTATAATAATCAACTTGTACTTTACGAATCAATCCATCAGTACTTTCTGCTATTGGACCGAATAGGTAGGTTTTTGCTGTAAAATTAAAAGTATAAATTAAAACTCTTCTTGTAGAATAATCACCTTCATAATCATCTGTAAATGATACGTTGTCTAAAATTATTGGTATATCTTTTTTCTCCCCAATAGAATCTACTAAGTCTACAGTTAAATTAAATGAAGGTTGAAAAAATGGAAGAATTTGCTCAACTACCTGTAGAGCATCATCTTGTAGTTTTGTCATTAGATTTACTTGAAATCCAATATTATATGGAACTGGCATAAAAACTTTTTTAACATTCGATCCATCATCACAAGTTTTAAAAGATTGAGTTACGCTAGTTTTTCTTGTAGGGTCATATTGAATAGAAATCATCTCAAATGACATTCTAGGCAACGTTATTGCAATTGATTTGTTTAGTTCTGGTTGCTGCTCAATTCTAGATAAAAACTTTTGAATTGGTCCATATGCCAATGGAACTTTTATTTGACTAATATCATTTCCTGTAGAATCTTTATGCTTAATAAGAATATTATTAAACAAAGTACCAAAAGAAATAACAGTCTTTCTAATAATTTCGTGATAAAAATAAGTTCCTAGCATTAATAGTAACCAAATGGATTTGACTGTGAAAAATCTATAATACTGTCGGCTTCGTCTTCAATAACATCATTTTCACCATATTTATCATCTATATTAAATTCACCTACAGTTGAAACTGCATATGTTGCGGAAGATGCGGAACCAACAATAATCTCTCCAGGATAAAATCCCGAATTATTGACAAAGGATACTTTTAATACCTTAGTATCTTGATCCCAAGATTTAACTCTTGCTTGAGTTCCAGATGTACTTCCAATAATAATTTCATTAAATATATATGTACCAAATCCTGCAATAGATGGTGGAGGTGCAATAGCAATAGTTGGAGATTGAGTATATCCAGCACCTGGATTCGATATTCTAATTGCTGATATTTGATTACTAGTTCCAACAGATGCAATTCCAACAGCAGTTTGCCCAGATCCAACTGATCCAGTTATTGTTACTATTGGACTATTTTTGTACCCACCACCAACATTAGACATTGTAAATCTTACAATGCCATTCTCTACCGTTTCAATAGAACAAGTTGCAGATGCTCCAACTCCACCACCACCAGAAATTGTAATTATTGGTGGTGTTAAATATCCAGATCCAGCATTGGTTAATAATATTTCTTTAATTGATCTAGTATTAGATACAGATGTTGTGATTGCAACTGCTGCAGCATTAGTTCCTCCAAAAGGAGCTGGAGTTATACTAATAGATGGTGTGGAAGTATATCCATATCCATCATTATTTAAGTAAATCCTTCTTATATACCCAGTCCCCAATATTGCCGTTGCGGTAGCAGTTGATCCACTACCAATTAGAGTCAATGTTGTTATGTATCCTTCATCTTCGACTTGAGTATCAATTTCATCAATGCTTGTATCAATAACCTCATCTTCATATTCAAATAATTCACATTTTAGTTCATAGACGTACAATTTACCTAATTGATAAAATGGTTGCTCATGCTCTACAAATTTAACCTCAAATAATCTTTGACCAAGAGGAAAATAAATTAAATCACCTTCCCTTGGTCTTGTTGATAATTCTATTTCTTCGTTATCGCCATTTAAAAACGGAGATATAAAATCCTCAAATCTTTCTCTAGAAATCACTAAACTGAGTTCATCTTTTAAATTAACACCAAATTTAGTTAATATGTCTCCTTGCCCACTATATCCTTCATAATTATTGACATATGCTTCAATTGCATAATTATCATCAAATTTAGAAGAGGATATCTCTTTTAATATAGTTTCTTTTCTTACGAATTTTCTTGGTATGTAAATAACTTCTACGCCATAAATCCTAAGTTGTTCATTAATTAACTCTTGAACAAGTCTTTGTTCATTAGCAGATCCTTGTAAAAAAAATGGGTTTAGTGCCATTATCCAATAAAGTCGTAAGGTGGTAATTCGTAATCCATTGACATTCTTTGTCTTATACTTTCTATTTCTCTTTCAGCATCTTCATATAATTCTCTACCATTCAGTTCAATTCCTCCTGGCAACTTGACTCCTCTAAATTTAATTAAATTTTGACCCCACTGTCTCTTCATAGTGGCGGTTAAATATTTTTTCAAGAAACTATCATTATAAACATTAGTAAAGGTATTTGGATCTAAAATTCTATAACAATCAATAATAATAAAAGTATCTTTAGATTTCGCATTCCAATCAATATCCAAATAAAGTCTGTTCTGCCTTTTATTAAATCTTATTTGTTTATCTGAAGAAAGTAAGAAATCAATATCTTCAAGATATGTTTTAACCATAGCATACTGTAAAAGATCCACTGAATTGAAGTAATACATATCATTTAAAAATAATTGATATTTAATACTCCACATTCCTCCAGATATTGTACTTGTATCAAATTTAAAAATTTTTTCGATTCCTATAACTGAATCTGGAACTTGAATAAAATTAGAAGTTTCATAAAAATTAAAATTTGCAGTTCCAACACCAGTTATATTTGCAGTTCCAGTTGTAGTTACAATTCCAACTCCGTTACTACCTTGAGATTTCCCTCTGTTTATATCATCTTCGGTAATTTTATATTTTAAATACATCCTTTCAACACCATCAAAATGCCTTTCATAAAAATATTGAAGAGCATCATCTACTAAATCATCTATTTGATCATCATCTAAATTAATTTCTAAAATTGGGGCACCCAATCTTCTTAAACAATAATCGATTAATTGTTGTCTACTTGAAGGTTTTGACATCTCTAATAATCTCCTCCATCTATTACACTTGACCAGACTGGGTAACCAGATACATCAGTAGTTAATATTTTATTTGTATAATCTATACTATTTAACGGATTTCCTGTTGACACTAATAATCCACTAGCATTAAAATAAGCTATACCATTTTCATCATAAGAATTATAATAAAATTCTTCGAAATTAGCATTTCCATTAACATCTAAATTATTAAAAATAGACGTTCCACTATCAGTTAGACCGTTAAAGGACGCATTTCCATTAACATCTAAAATATTGAGTGTAGTAGTGCCATCGACAGTTAAATTGTTGTTGATATCTACAGAATCATCAACAGTAACAAAACCATAAAGAGTACTAGTACCATTAACAACTAAATTATCCTCAATATCTACCGAATCATTGAAATTAGCAAAATTATTGAATGATGAAATTCCCGCAACGTTTAAGGAATTGAGAGTAGTAACACCAACTACAGTTAAACTACTAAATGTTGTAAAACCAGTAGCATTTAAATTTTTGGTGAATATAAATTCATTTGCAGTAATACTATCTAAACTAAGTGAATTAGAAGATAGAGTTCCATCAATGAATACATTTTGATTAAAGTAAACATTATTACTAAAAGTTGCTATTCCAATAAAATTTGAAGGACCACTTACATAAAGTTGAGTGACACTAGCAATACCCCCTGCCACATTTTGTGCATAAAATGCTACACCACCAGCTGCTCCAGAAACTGAAGATACTACTTTTAAGGAATTTTGCTGTCCAACGTTAGCTTTAATTACCTGTTGACCAACATTAGCTTTAACCCTTATGTCGGACATTATCTAGTAACTCCCTCTCTAACTAAAACCATCCCTTCAATGACTCTAGTTTTTATGTTAGACTGATCTGTAATTACAATATCATAAACATATCTTCCAGGTTTAATATTAAAAGTTTCTGCCGACGTGAGAGACAAGGATATCTTTCCATCAGTTTGGGGGGCGTCAACTATTGCAGTAAATGCTATTCCCACCGAACTTCCAGACCACTTTCTCATTTGAGACTCTACACTATACCCACTAAGGTTGAGCGCAGAATTATTAGATCCTTCTAAAGTGAAAGTTTGAAAAAAATCACTTCCACTGTTTATAATTAAATTATTGACATATACTGATGCCATTTATTTTTTTGGACCTACTTTTTATTTATATCTTTATGCTATCCAGATTTGAAATTACTTCTTGCTGCTTCAAATACAATTTACAATATAATTTTGAAAATTTTTTAAGTTCTTCAAAATTTAATTCATCAATAAATCTAGAATGTTTTTCATATTCAAACATTTTAGTTATTGTTTCTAATTTAATTTCATCTGCTTCCATTGATAATCTCCTTTAATAAAGACTTAATTTCTTCAATATCATTTTTCATAGTATCAATTTCACTTTTCTGCAACATTCTGTTGTTTGTTGCAGTTATATATTGATTATATGAAACATCATCACAGTTAATTATAGCGCCGCTGCTTTCATCACGATATAAATTTGGATGTCCTTTTACTGGTATCATCATGCTAATGCAATAGTTCTCAAATCTCTAAACCTTGGTGAATATGCTTGCGAACTTCCGGACATTACAATTTTAATCGTATATCCCGTAAAACTTCCAAGATTATTTGCCGTAAACTCATATTCTAAAAATTCATCAGTCAAACTTGATGGGACAAACACATCAGGAAGTCCACTATTCTTAGAAGGATCAATAACATCAAAATATCCATCTTGATTATTGTCAATAGTTAGATTATCATATCCAGGGAATAATTCAAATGATTGACTTATTTCACTCGAATCTGGTCTTATTAAACTATACAATACTCTAAAATCTGCACTTGCATCTTTATAAGCACTTAGAATAACTTTAAGTGTTGTTGCAGGTTGATTTAATATTACCGTATTTGAAACATAAATTGAAGCATGTGGATCAGATAAATCACTACTAACTCTTTTATCTAAAGTATAGTTGTCAATTGGAGAATTCAATCTATTACTTATAAATTCTGCAGAAGAATCTTTCCAGAAAATAACAGGAGACAAGTTTTTATCTGAAGTTGATAAATCAACCTTAACAGTAAATGACTTGTTTCTAAACATGGAAGATAGATATGTTTGCTCATTAATATTTGAACATACAATTCTAGTTGAATCTAAATCATTAGGTATACCAATTTCAACAGATTCGTATCCTTGATCGTTAAAGGAAACTTCATTTCCACTTACACTAGTTCCACTAACAGTTCTTATCTGAGCAGAACTAAAAGTATCCGATGATGGATTAATTACTGATATTTGTGGAACTATACCGTTAAATTGAATATTTTCAGTTGCAGATACTGTTGATCCTCCGCATTGCAAATCAGAATTGAACGATAATTCTGGAGCATTTGCAATTGATCCATCAGAAGATCTATCGATAGCATTGAGATCAAAAGAACTTCTATCAATTTCAATATAATAATTATCAATATCAATATTAGTATCACTAATATCATGAGTTTTATTAATTCTTCTTAGAGATACACCGCCAATTTCATACTTATAAACTGGAGTATTTGGTGAATATTCTAAAGTTAACGTTGAATCAATTCCTCTAGTAACTCCATTTAATGTACCACTACCTACAGATGTGTATTTAACAATTTCGTTTTGAATTTTAACAAATCCTGGATTTGATGCACTTACAATAAGACCTTCAAAAGTAGTGAAATTGGAAGTAGATGCAACACTTATTAATGTACTTGATGATAATAATGGTTGTGTGAGAGTTACTGGTGCAATATCAGTACTAACATTGGAAATAGCAACTTTATTATTATTAGAATACATTCCATGATTGAAATGATCTACTCTAAAATAATTTCCATTATTAATTCCACCAACTGGTGACGATAATAACACGTTGGTTCCACCCATGGAAACTGCATTTCCTGAGGTGTCATAGTATACTAATGTAGAAATTCCTGCAGAAGTGAATGAATTTCCCTGAACATTAGAAAGGTAGAGAGTATCAACACCAGTAATCCCACTAATTGTAATTAATGCATTTCTACCCGAAGATGAAGAAACTGTTGATGTCACTATCCCAACAATATCTCCAACAGAGTACCCATTACCTGGATTTACAATAGTTGCAACTCCAATAGATCCATTTGTTGTATTAATATTTAAGGTTAACCCTGTTCCGTTACCACCAATTGCATAAGTTGAAACAACACCATTTGAGTAATTTGTACCACCAGTTGTTATTCCAACTGAAGAAACAGAACTACCTGTACCAACAATATATCCATAATTATATGGTGTTGAAATTGAAGAAACTTTTCTACCAGTTGTTAAGATGCCAATATTTGTCGCTGATGTTACCGTAGTGATTCCTACTTTGATTTTTCTTGAAATTAAAGTAACTGGATCTGATACTAATGTTGGCACATAACCGTTACTTTCATTCAGTGTTGGATTGTGGAAAAATACACTACCAGAAGAAGATGTAAATTCACATTTATATAATTTAAATTTCAAATCTTGATATTGATTTGCTGTCCATATTGATCCGTTTTGTGATTTAAATAGACTTCCTAAAGCAAATTGTCTCGAATATTTTATACTTTCCGAATCTGGTAAAATAGAAGTTTCTATTGTTCTTTGTCCCATCTCAGCAATCCACACTTCATACTGATCACTTTGTGGAGAAAGGAGGACAACTGCATACTCTAATCCACCAGGGAGGTAAATTGGATAATCAAAAGTAACTTTAGTCGGTACAGATGCATCTGCAGATATTTGTATATCACTTGGTTGTAAAGTAACAGAATTTCCAAGAACTTGTCGTGTTGGAGTTCCCAATTCTACCGTTCTAATTTCAACAGTTACGGGAGCATTTCCAGAATCCTTACTAGCAAAATATAGATCTACTGCTGTTAAAAATGCTCCATTGAAATCATCATTTGGCGTATTGCCATTTAAATTGTCAGTAGTTGCTCCAACAGTAAATGATTGTGCTAATGGATCATGGAAATAATTTATTATTGTTGTTGTAATTGTTCTTTGACGTTGTTCCCAAGTTCCTTCAGATCTGTAAATAGATTCTCCACTTGAAATAAGTAGACTTCCTGGTAATGGAGTCTCATTAGTTGTACTTGATGTTAATTTATAAACTTTAGATCCTGTTTCAATTCTTACTGGTGGTGGTGGAGTTGTAAGAGGATTTCTTAAGAAAAATGATCCTGATAAAAATCCATTAATATCTGCTATTAATCTAAGATCCTTTACATAAGCCACAGCACCGCTTGTTTGACCTACAATCCTCATTCCGGTCGATAAGTATCCAGAATATAATCCTTGCACCTCAAAGCATAGAGAATCGATATCAATATTTAAAACTTTAGATGATGTACTATAAAATTCTGGGATATTTTCTGTTGGAGCATATGGATTTTTAGTGTATTTAATTGTTGGATTACTGTATGGACCTTCTTTATGATTTGCAGCAGCAACTCTAAAACTAATTGCTACATTTGATTCATTTGTATATCCAATAACTCTTTCACCAACAGTAAACGTACCTACAGATCCATAATTTTGTAAATTAGAACTATTCGAAATTTCTACAATTTTTGGAATAAAATCTACGGATCCATTTCCATCTAAAAATTGATAATATCTAGTTAATGGCTTCAAATTAACTGCTTTAAATCCAGTATTTCTGGATCTCATATAAATTTCTCTTCCAGTTCCAACAACATTATCAACTGAATCGACAAATACATCTCTTCCACGTCTTAATGCTGCACCTCTTGCCCTTTGACGCCTTTGAATTGTAATATTAATATCTGCTAGTCTAATAGTTCTAAGCCAACTATCACTGCTTGGATTTAATTTAACAGTTCCTTCATAAGAAACAATATTGAAAGGATTTACATTTTCTACTTTAGTTGCAAAAAGTTGCTCAATCCATCCAACAGATTCATATTTTAATGTAATAATATCTCCGGTTTTTTGGGTGTTCAGATCAAAAAGATTAAAGTTTTCAGTTAGATCTAGATTTTCATCTTGGATACTATCATATGGAACTGGTTTAATACCAATGGTATTTCTGGTAACTTCAGTTGTTAATTCACTATTTTCAACATCAATATCGATCTTAGATAGATCATTATTAATTAAAGACCTATTTTTAAAATCATCTACAAAAAATCCAGTTTTAAATCTACTTAACCCCTGAGAATCATTAATTTGCAATGTTTGAGTGTTTAATTCAAGTAAAGATAAAGTTGTAACTCTCTCCAAGTTTTCAACCCTATCTTCAATTTTTCCAATGTCACGCATTGTGTATCTTCTATTATCAATCAACGTTATTTGAGCATCTTTTGGATTATAGAGATATGGTGGCAAATTAATAGATGCAATTTCTATAGAATCACTTGGGTTAACTGGTTCTTTTGGTTGAATTGATGGGGATCCTTGAACAATTGAAAAATTTCCATTCTTATTGATAAACAACTTATCAATTCTTCCAAGATAAAAATCATACCCAACTAAGGCACTTTCATTTGGAGACATTAAAATCTTTGGTTCTGTTCCAAAAGATCTTGATGAGAAGTCAAATGGTGAAGATGTAGTTGAAGTAAATGGTAATACTCTTGGTCTAAAATCAAGAGTATCAGAAGCTCTTACATTATTATTATTAATTGTAGGAATATCTGAAGTAAATCTTTCAGAATCATAACTATTGACGGTAAATACATCTCCCGTATCACCAGTAGGTACAATGTAGTGATCGAAGATTATTAGGAGACGTTTTGATGGAGAATTTTCTCCAGATCTCCTTATTAACTTCGAATAATCATAATATTGATCTTTTTGTCCCTTGTCTAAAATATATTTTGAAGTTATATCTCTATATTTTCCTAATGTGACTGTGGCAATATCTGTTTTAATATTAGACTCTTCAAAAGTTACAGTTTCACCTTGGAAAAAAGTATTGTTATTTAAATAAACTATCCCCAATGTGTTGGTAGATGGTTTTGATACTATTCTTGCTACAGTGTTACTTATTTTTCCAATAATATTTTCACCAACAATCGCATTAGTATCTACATTTACTATTGAACTAAATGATAATTGAGTTAAAACTGGTGTACTAGTATCTAAAGATTCATATACTGCAATAACTTTAGTTACATCGGGATAATTAAGACTAATTTCTTCATCTTGAACTCTCAGTCCATAATATGGACTATATGCTAATCCATCATTTATAGATGTATTAACTCCCACACCAGATTGTGGATTATTTGATAATGTTACATTAATTATTCTACTTCTGCTGAACTGTTTAACCTTGCTTTGAATCGAATTTTTAACAAACGTTGCATTTATAACAGAAATTAGTTTATTTGAAATATTTGTAAAAGTCATCTGAGTAGAATTTCCTGCCAAAGAAACTTTATCTGGGCTTAAAGGTTCTACTGTCCCATCAGCATAGAAAATTGAATATCTTTCTTCATCATAAGATTCAAATCTTGCAGTTGTACTGTTTATTCCTAAATTAAAATTACCAGTGTTTACAGTTAAAGTTCCTCCAGATGGAGTTAATGATCCTGTGGATTGAGCAGTAAAAGTTATTGTCGATCCGCTTAAATTTACACTTGCAATATTTGTATTTGGCAATGATGCATATAAAAATGACTTCTCATCATCTCTAATTTTTGCTGCACCAAGTTCATAGGATCCTGTATATGTTTGTGTTGGTAAAGATCCATCACAAATACCAAGTACAGTAGATACCCCAGAAAGTGTCATTGACAACTTTGTAGGAGATATTTCTACAACTCTACTATATGTTTCTGTAGATAAACCAGATCTTTGATATCTAATTATACTATCTGTTTTTATTCCTGTCAGTGTAAATGGGGATGAGACTGTTGCAGTGCTAATGCCACCACTAGATGCCGTAATCGTAACAGTGCCAAATCTTGATATCCTATCAAGTAAAGTGTCCCCCAAAAATGCAGTACTAAAACCAGAAATGGAAGTTGGTTGGTGTACTGATTTAATATCATCTACTCCATAAATCTTAACAGATGATATTGTTCTAGAATTATTCTCTAATCCATTAATTAAAATTTGTTCATTAACAATAAAAGTTCCTGATGTTTGTGTTAAAACAATAGTGGTTCCACTGCTGTTGGATGTAACATATCCACTTGCACCACTACTCTTTCCTTGAACAAAAGAAGTTACTGGTAATTGTACTGATGATAACGATTGATTTATTGTCAATTCAGTATAAGTTTGTACATCATATAAGTAAAGATCCCAATTTGTTTTTTGATCCGCATATGCTGCATCAGTTAAATTGAGTGTATAAATTCTTGCAGAACCAATTGTAGATCCAGCAGCAACTGTGGTGCTACTTTTTCTTCTATTTTGTAAATAAACAATTCCCTTTTGACTTGGAGCTCCTGATAAATTATTAATCCTGAGTAAATTGCCCATTTCAAATGGAACATTTACTGATGAAACTGTTTGAGTTGTTCTTGGTTTAGGAGCATCTAAAATTTCAATACCAGTTTTTTCAATGTCATACCCTCTAACATATGCTTTGCCGGTAGACATTTTAAAGCACATTAAATCATCGGTTGGAGTGTTTCCTTGCTGAGTTTTCTCAGTATCAAAAAACAATCCATCATTACCAACTCTATCATTCAATGAATTATTTAATGAAAATTTAAAAGGATTAACTACATAATCTCCAGATTCATCATATGTTCTTTGTGCTAAATAATCTCTTATATTAGAATATGTTGTTTTACTTTCTACTATATTAATGACGCCATTTTTTATACGTAATAACTCTACAAAATCGACATCATTATTATCTGTTAATAGTCTTTTATCTAAAGTTAGTGTGATTTTAAATCTATCTGCACCAGGTGCTGCATAATTAGTAAATCCTTTCGCATTATCGTATAAATTAAAATCGTCAGTTGCAGTAATAATTTCTTCAGTTATTCTTAAACCAATTCTATATGAAGGTGTATTGGAATAATAATCTAAAATGATTGTCTGCTTTGGAACTCTTACAAAAGTTCCTCTTATAAAATAAACACCCTCATTGATAGAAACTGCAGATCCGATGGAAGTTGAATTAAATGGCGTTGTAGTTGCAAAAGGAGTTCCAGCAGTTATTACTGTTGTTTGGTAATCAACATCCTCTTCACAATATAGTGTTTCATTATCTTTAAATACACTTATTTGATAATTCGCATCAGAATCTATGTATTTTACATATAGTGTAATATATTCTACTTCTGTATTTGGAAATTGAATTAACTGAACTATTGCGCTAACGCCAGACTCTCTTCCTTTAATTATTTTTCCAAGATATTTTTCAATATAATTTGATATATTAATCCCATACTGTGATGAGTTTAATTTAACAGCTGAAAATTGTCCATCATAGGACACATTTCCAGGGATCACCATTGATCCATTTTTAAAAATATGACTTCCAAATGTTTCTACTTGATCTTGTAATATTGATTGTAAAGTATTTAATTCCCTAGCTTGAATTGACCTTCCAGGATTAAATAATACCTTATAGTAGTTATTATCCCTAGCACCCACACCTTCTTCAGAAAAATCATCAAAATATGGATTTACGTTAAGATTAGTTTTTTGAGCCATTTTTTAAAATTCCAGAATAATTTTAATGTCTTCTTTTTGTCTTAAACTTCTTGAAACTGTGGGTCTGTTATCAACGTAAACTATATCCCCAGACTTATTATTTATTTCTGGTTTTGCAAGTCCATTAGCAAATTGAACTCCCAAATTAACAATTCTATTAGAAATTGTTACTTTATTGTCAGAAAATGCGGTATCTATGTTAGCAGTAAATCCTTCTCCAGAAATTTGCAGTCCAGCATCAGATATAAAATCGATATTGGTTCCAATATCTGTTCCATTAGTATTGAAGAATGAAGAAACACCTACAAAATCTTGATAGGTCGATCCATTTCCACCATTAAAATATAAAGATCGATCCTTAAAATATTTTAAAACTTTTGTTTCATCATCATATGAAGCAACATATCCTACTGCTTTTTTTCCAGTATTAGTATTTATTTGCTGAATTTTAGATCCTATAGTAACTGAAGTACTTGAAGGAGTTATAGATGATAATTTTATGGAGTATAATCCAGAAAAATCATTAGAATTATATATTGCAGTATTAATTCCGGAAGAGTCATAAACTTTTGGATTTTTTATGATCCCAATCTGGGCAAATTTAGAATCTACTGGAAAATCCTTGGTAGAATCATCAAATCTAGCATATATTAAGACTTTATCTGCCCCCAATTCCTTATAAATGTCAAACCCATGACCTTTAGATGGCGGAATAATTGGAATCAACTCTGCATATGTAGCTGGTGCAGTTGATCCTGTTGTTCCAAGATCAACTATTCCGTAAGTGTAATTTTTACCTCCAGAAGTTACTATAGCATCAGTGATTTTTCCTTGAGTGGGATCGATCTGTATAGAAACTTTTGCTCCAGATCCATCACCAACTATATTGCAAGATTGACCTTGCTGCAAACCATATCCAGATCCTCCATTTTTAATAAAAACTTTTTTAATTTGATTATCATTCAGTGAAGAATCGCCATTTTCTCTAATGGCAGAAATTTGAGGATCTGTATTTGTTTCCCAATCAGTTGGAACTGTAATGTATTCAGTGGTATCAAATTTTATAATATCATTAGGAGAAACTGTATATAAGTATTTCCAAGTATATCCATCACTAAGCTTAGATGGTTCCAAATCTGTAAATGTTGGTTCTACTTGAGAAGCATTTCCAGTTGTTTTAATTCCAGTAGATCCATTATCAATACAAATATAAACTCTATAATCTGAGTTTATAATATAATAGTTGGCGTCGTATAACCTCAAAGATCCTGTTATTGGTGAAGGATTTAAAATGCTATAGTCTGGTCTATACATTTCATATCTTTGTCCCGAAACCCAATTTATTTTTTTAATTATTCTTCTAATATTCGCTGCGGTAATTCTTTTTCCATATAAAATAGTTGATTCATTATGATTTAAATAATCAATACTATCAATGGGATTTGGTGGGTTAGTATCCCAATCAGAGGTTCTACCAAATCCTACGGTTGTTGGATTTGGCAAACCAACAAATACATAATAAGAATTAGTTGATTCCCGAACGGAGTCTACAAAATTAGACGCATTCAGTATTCTAAATTGATCTGTTACAAAAGCAGACATTTGGATATTGTTTTTTTTATATTTATATAGTGTTAGGATTCTTTTTTGAGAGGTCCAATATCTCTTAATCCATATTTTCTTCTATGGACTGTTGGGAATGTTGAAAGACCAGAATTAACAGTATATCCAGAAACTGCAATAGAAACTGGAGAGTTTGATCTACTAAACCCATACAACCTTCCCCAAGAATATTTGCCAACTACAGCACCTGTTGTTGCAATACCAACAATAGATGTATTTGAATGGATGTTGCAGGTTATAATGCCCACAGAAGCGTTAAATGCACTAATATAGTAGATATTATCTAAGAATGTAGTTCCAACCCCAACCACACTGCTATTATGATTGATAATAGATGTTACTCCCTTTCCTACTGATGTTCCAAAAATACATATTGGATAACCAACAGATAATCCAGTAAATGGTGCAGTAGCAGGATCTAATGTAAATCGGATTGCAAGATCTGTTCCAATTCCAACGGCCGTTGAAATTCCTATAATTTTTCCACTTGTTCCTGCAATTCCAGTAACAGTTTTAATAGTATCACAAATAGCAAACGGTGTTGGTGCCAACACTTTTGGTGGATTTGAGGATGTATACCCAGATCCAGGATTTGTTATAATGATTGGAGATGAAAGAGACCCACCAACAACAGAAATAGTTGCCGTTGCTGTTACACCTATTCCAACACCAGAGAATGTTAGAACATTTCCTGCAGTAATTGGACTATTGAGAGTAATTATTCCCTCATACCCATCCAATATTGAAATATTATCAATGACACCATTTGAAGTTTGTGTTGGTCCAAAATATCTAAATTCAATTGATGTTATAATTTCATCTCTATAAACATAACCAGAAGTAGTGATATTATCTAGAACTAAAAGTCCACCATCACTATCATTATTTGGACCTACAGTGTTTATGAATAATCTAAAATATCCACCTTCGTTTAGTGCGACATTCCATTCAATATAAGATCTTTGATATGATCCAGAAATAGACTGCCATATAGAATCTCCATTTCTTAATAAAGCACCACTTAAAGAAATATTTGGAGTTCCATCAGTATTCCATTCATCAAAATCATCACTGAAAGTATTATTTTGAACTAAATTAGCACTCGAAGTAGTTAGTGTTCCAATTCCTAAAGTAATAGATGTTGTTCCAATTCCTGAAATTGGAAGATAGATGCCACCATTTAATAGTTTATCTCCTATATTAAGATTATTTGGTGGTGGACTTATTAGAACTATATTGGAACCAATTGAAGAATTGCCAGAAGCAATCCCCGTAATTGTGAAATTATTAATTTTTGGTGGAGGAGAAATTTCAACTTCAATTAAAGATCCAGTATATCCACTACCAACCTGATTTATTGTCAAACTTTGTATTGTTCCTGCAATAGAAACAGTTGCACTAATAGAAGCTGCTACAGGATCAACTTCACCACCAGATATAATTAAACAATCAAAATCAATAGGATCATTGCCTGCATCATATCCAAATAACCTTGCATCATCTACAAAAACCTGAGTATCTGATGCATTTAAATTTGAAATTATTTTTGCAGTTGGATAAACTTGAGTTTCTAATGAATCCCTAGATTTTGATATAAAACTACCTTCAATAATTTTATCTACTTTTTGTTTTGTCCAACTTAGATTAAGTTGTTTATCTACTTGAGAATTAATTCCCTGCAATATGTAATTATTAGTCTGAATTTTATCAGAAGATGAAATATCAACAACATTTCTAATTTCTTGAGTAGTTGTTATGCCGAGATAACTATTATTACTAAATGCCTGAACAGAATCACCTTCTTTAATGGTTTCATTAATATTAACTATATCACTATCATCAACACTTCCTCTGTAGAAGAAAATTGAAACATTATCTTCTTTTTTTGGAGCCTGTGTAAAAGTAAATGATGTACCACCAGTAAATCGATAAGCAACGTTTGGTTCTTGAAGAATACCATTAATAAAAATGAGTAATAAATCATTAAAATCAATAAGTTGCGAATCTGGGTCAGAATTATTTCTCTCAAAACTTAAAAGTTGAGAATTATAATATAAAGGAAATCTAGTTCTAGATCCATTTTGATATACTTTAATGCTATCAATATAATCTAATTGTCCAAATTGCCAAGCTGCGAAAGAGTCTGAGAATGTTTCAAGAACAGTTAACTGAAATTCTGAAGTTGGTTGATTAAGTCCATATGCCGTAACAAGACCAACTGGTTTTATAACATCACCACGCTTAAATCCATATCCAGTTCTAACAACTGAAAATCCAGTTACTTCAAATAAAGTTGACCCAATTCCAGTAGTTGAACTAGATCCAACCTCAACATTTAATAATAATCCAATTCCAGTTTGAGTTGTTTGACCCACACCTAATCTAGAAACACCAATAACAGGTAAGTTACTATAACTTGGTGGGGATATGTTGATCGTTGGGTTTGTATATCCAGTTCCAGGATTAACTATATTAAATGCTAGTGTCCCTCCAGCACCGACAATTGCACTTATTGATGCTGCCACTCCACTATGTCCATTTTCACTTACAAGTATCGATACTGGATCTCTGTAACCAGATCCAAAATTACCCGTTGTTCCTATACCTATGGATACAATTGACCCTCCAGCACCAACAACTGCGTTCACAGAAGCACCAACTAGGGGAGCGTATCCTAAACCAGGAGTTGATCCAAGAGAAACAATCATACCCCCTCTTGGAAGTTGATTAATATTTACATCAGATTGTGATATAAAAACAGAACCATTTGATGAACTAATACCAGAAAATTCAATATCCGTAGTTCCACTAATTTGATTGTCTATAATTCTAAAATTATTATCAGAATTGTTTTCTGTATTTGGAGCTTGGAAAAATCCATTAATAAAGACAACACCATTTCCACCGGTACTTCCTATTCCACTAGTATTAATTCCGTTAACGGTTAGTCTGTAAGTTTGTGCAATTCCAGTGAAGTTTTCTGAGATATTATCATACAATTGATTAGTTGTGTAATCTTTTCTAAAGAAAACTCTTCCATTAAATTGTGATTTAGGTTCAGGAAGATTATAATTATCAGTAAAATATTGACTATTTAAACTTCCTTGAGGGGGATCTGTAAAATAAATTTTACTGTCTACAATATTAAATCCTCCTCTATAGAGAGATACTAAAGTAGAATTTGCATGTATTGATGATGATGAACCAACAAATCCTCTTTGAACAGCTACGATTGGGAACGTTCCTGCAAAAGAAATAGGTCCAGAATATGTTGTTCCTAGTCCAACATTAACAACCTTCATAAATTCATTATCAATCTTCAAAACATCACCAAGTTTAATCGAAGATATTCCACTTAATCCAAAAATTGTTGAAGCAGTTCCTATTTGACCACCAGCAACATTATAATTTAAAAGTGAATATGATATTGGATACTGGACAATATTATTAATTGCAATAATTGTCTTCTCATTCTTTTTAAACATTTCAAATTGATGAGAAGTTCCCACTCCAACTGTAGTAAATGTTACTGCAATTGCTGGATCTCCTAGAGCATATTCTCTTCTTGTTGCAATTTTAAAAGAATCATTGCTAATTTTAATAGCATAAACCTTCTGTGGTAAAATATTTGTAACTACACCAACATAATTGAGAGTTGAACCTATACCAATAGCAGATCCTCCGTTTGTATCATAAATTAATTCTTCTCCTGTGTTGAAGAAGTGATTTTGAATACTTATCTCCCCAGTAGATAAATTGACTACAGATGAATTTGAAGGATTAAAGGTCTTTGTGAAAATAGGAACTCCCTGATAATCTAAATTGAATACAGTCCCCTCATCAGAGAACTGTCCGCTAATATCATCAATATTAAGAACCCTATTAGTCCTACACTCAATATAGTCTGCTAATTTTTTATTTCTAAATTTTAAAAATCTTGAACTATTTCCATCAGTATCAACATCTACAACTAAGTCGAAGTTATTAATTGTATCTACTCTATTTTCATTTATAAATTGATATAAGAAATCTGCAAATTGTGTAGATGTGACACCAGCACCAACACTTGTTACTATTTGAGTGTCTGCGAAATTTTTAAGTCCACTAGTATGTAATATACTATTAACTGGACTTACTATATCAATCCATTCTTGATTACTTTTTATAGTATAAGAAAGATTTTGATAATAATCATTGTCTGCAATAACTTGTGTGTCCTCATTTAATTTTCCAATTCCATCTATCCAACCATTATTTTGGGGTGATGAATAACTAATTGCAAATTCACCAGATGACACTTTTACTTCGGAAATTGTTGCTATTGATCCAGATTGTGTTCCTCTAATAATTTGTTCCTGCTTTAACTTATAAGTTCCTGAAACTTTTACATAAATTTTATTGCTTTGTGTGACTTTAAGATCAGTATCAATATACCCACTATTTGTTTTAATTTGTAAAAATTCTCCAATAATAAAATCAGAAAAATCCTCATTTATTGAGAAAATTGGATAGTTGATAGAATTTACTATTGACCCATAGACACCGCTTATAACTGTTTGTGCAATTCCAGGATTTACAGATTGGTTTAATTCTTTTAAGTCATACTCAATTTGTCTTGGTAAATTAGTTCCAGCATTTGAATAACTTTTAACAGTAAAGAAATTATACCCATAATCTGTAGAATTAAATCCATCCCCACCAATATAATCAATTTCCTCTACAAAAATTTTATCATTAACCGCAAATGGCTCTGAAGTAAATCCGTTAAGTGGAGTTACCAATGTGCATGTAACAATTCCAGATTGTGATGTTTGTATTTCCTGAATTCCTACTCCATTATCATTATTGATAGCTACAATTTTAGATCCATACTGCGAAATTCCTGTTGGAGTTTCATTTATTTTTACAAATGATATAGATGTTCCACTTACTACCGCATCCAATGATCCAGAGTCTACTTCAACGCCAGTAACAGAATCTACAATAAGTAAATTAGGTGAGAAGGTATAATTTCTACCACCAAAAGTAATATCAACACTAGCAATTTTCTTTGAATTTTTAACAACTAAAAATTCAGATATAGATGCTTGCGGTCTTAATGTTTTATCTGAAAAATATTCAAACCCCTCATTTAATATTCTAATTTTATTAATATTACCAATATCATTAGACTCTGGTAAAATGTATGCATTTTCACCAGAAATTGAAGATAATTCATCAAAAAGTGGTAGTTTATCAAGATTGTATCCTGGAGAAATAGACCTAATTTTAGTAATACCTCCAGAAGCTGTTGGTGATTTTGTAGTATACTCTAAAATATCACAATCTGATTGGGTATAATTATATTTTTCTGGAGAAATTGAAAGAGAAATTCTAAAGGTTGTACTACCTATTCCAACAATATTATAATTATTATTATAATAACTTGATGTAAAATTAATTTGGGAATAATTTTCAACTTCCAAATCCGAATCCATTATAATTCCAGACTTTTCTATTCCATAGAATAAAGATATGGGCAAATCATCGCTGTAGTTAATTGTCAATGATGAGTTAGAAGATCCTGGAGTTCCAGTTTTTGATATAGAAAAAGCATTTGTGGACCCAAGAGATATAAATTCATCTTTTAAATCTCTATCATAGAAAATTTTAAAATTATATCCCGAAAGTGAGGTATCTTCTAAATTAAAAACTAAATTATTATTTTTTATGACTGATAAACTTGGATTAATTGGTAACAAACTATGCGTAGTCACCGGTGCTGATTGTATATCAATGACCAATGGTGGATTATTGGTAGAATCAATAAATGTTTTACATAACTTAATTAAAGAATTATCGACTTTATACACATAATAAATTCCCGTTGTTAAACCAGACGCTACTGAGGAAGATTTATAAACTACCTTATCTCCAGTTTTAAATCCGTGGTTAGTAATGGTTATTTCATCTGTAGTTGTATTAATGCCAGATGCAGTAAATTGTTTTGGATTAATAATTAATTTTTGAGTGTTGGTATCATATAAAACTTTTGCAAAGGTAGATGTTCCAATTCCAACAGAAAGATTAGGTTTAACTATTAAAGAAATCAAATCTCCCGTATTTAATTGATGACTAGATGCTACTGATACTGTACTCGTAATTCTTTGAACATCTCCTTTTATTTGAGAAAAATTAGATTTAATTGCATATTCAAAATCATTTGAACCATTGGTAATGAAGTATAATCCATTAGTAGTTGTAGTTAATCCAATTTGAGTTACGATCCCAATGTAATCTACAGACTTATTGATAATATAAACAGTTTGCTCATTCCCACTTATAGGTAAATTGAATGGTGTAGATGTTGATGTATTTGCTACTGAAATTGGTGACGAAGATCCAGATTTAATTAATTTAACTTCTTGATTGTTTTTAAATGGATGATTTGGTAAATAAATCGATTGCGCTGGAATATAAATTGGAATAATTTGATTTCCTAGATTATAATTTACCGAAATTCCTAGACCACTCGTAGTCCCAACACCTACAGACTTTGTAGAATTAAAATAAATTATATCATTATCTTTAGACTCAAAGTAAGAAACATTCTTATTAATTGTAAAAGTATCTGGAATGAAATAAACCGTTGCTGCTGCAGTATGAATTCCCCCAGTTGTACTTCTACTAACTCTAAGAATATTCTTATTTTTATAAGTGTTTAAAACGGAAAAAGTTTCATTGTCTATTACCAAACTACTTCCAATTGAAATATTATCAGGAACAGTAGAAACATATATGTCAGTAACAATTCCAGTTGCGGCATATGTTGGGATATTATATTCCAACATAGATCTATATGAGCTTACCCCAATTTGGTAATAACCATTTATACTACTTAAATTTGTTGAAAATCCAGAGACATTTACATAATCTAAATTATCTAATGTATGACTTGGTGTTACCTTTATCTTAATAGTCTGACCATCTTGCCAAGTGAATAGGGCATCATCATAAGATAGTAAAGCAGTTTGTAACTGATTTATTTCCTCACCTTTAATTTCAGAAACTTGAGCAACTACACTTCCACTGTTATTGTTTTCAGAGAAAGATAAAGTATCTCCTACCTTATAATTAAATCCAGATTCGATAATCTTATAAGAATCAATTTTACCTTTGGTAATAGATTCAATTACTGTTAGTTGACTATTGACTTCATTGGATTCAAAAAGAAAATCATTATTAGCATAAAGATCATTAATTTTATATGGGAAAGTATTGCGAATTAACTTCGAATTATTAAAATCAAAACTTTGATTCAATGTTTTATTATTAGCAATATATTTTGATCTATACCTATTGCCAATAAAATATGGAAAACTACCAACTACATTTGACTCAACATCAATGATAGAAGTTGCAAAATATGCATATACTCCATTTGGAAATTCATTCGTTATACAAAATCTTCCATTATATTCATCCAAATCACCAGAATTTGTAAATTTATAATCTTCAACGAAAAATCCTTCTTCAAATCCAGATGGTCTATCAACAATATTAGTAGAGTCTAAAGAATATCCAGATACAATTCTTTTTATAGTATTATTATTACTTGGATTTGAATAACCATATGACCCATAAATTGGATTTCCGTCATATGCCCACCCTATAATTGGTGAGTGATCAACTCCATTATCGCCAAAAGTATCCTGAATTAGATCAAAATTTTCAGAAATATAGTATTGTAAATTATTATATGAAGTTTTTATTATCTCATTAGACTTGTCATATAAGAAATTATTATTAATAGTTAAAGATCTTACTTGAGGATCTAAAAATGCATTTTTTCCAGATGAGACAACTGTTATTGATGTATTAGATTCTTCGTATCCAAATCCAGAATTTATAATAATAACATCAACTATTGAATTATTAACAATTACTGGTTTAAGAATAGCACCAGTTCCTATACCAGAAACTTTTAAATCTGGTGTCGAATGGTATTCAATACCACCATATTGAATAGAAACATCTGCTATTTGACCATTAACAACTATAGGTATAAGTTGAGCGTATTTTCCATTTTTAATGGATATTACTGGTTTATTATGATAGTTTACAATGCTAGATCCATACCCTGTACCAGATTCATAAACGAATACTTCTTTTATTTCACCTTTTACAACTGGTGTTGCAACAATTGATCCCCTAAATTGGGTACTTCCTAGTCCAACAGCACTATATTCTACATTTAAAGAAATATCTGGATAATTGAAAATATGATATCCAATACCAGTAGACCCAAAACTGACATAATTTTTTCTTATATAATTTGAGGTTATAGTACCACCAACACCAGCATCTGCGAGTCTAAATTTATTATCATCAATTTTTAAAACATAATATTGAGTACTTGTAGATAATCCCGATATTGGGGAAGAGATCGTCGTATCTATACCTACATTTGAATATGTAACTAATTCACCATCATTAAACCCATGATTATTAAATGATACAGAACTATTTTGGGTTGAAATACCAACCGACTTAACTCTGAGTTTTCTATTTGCATACCCAGTTCCACCATTAATTATTTTTATTCCAGTTAATGTATTCTTTGGTTCTGTCAAAAATTTATGTATTCCAGATGCGGAAATAGTAGTAAATCCTACAGTATTAATTCCAACAGTGTAATCTAAAATTGACTCATAAAGTTGAATACTCTTATCATTAATAAATTTTGCATAATAAGTTGATCCATTTTTTAATGTTCTTCCACCACTGAAGTTTGAAACTTGAAAAGTAGATATTCCAATTGGTAAATTATTTCCAGAATTGTAAATTATAGGTTGCCCATCTATAAGAGTGTGATTTGATAAGAATGTAATAGTTTCGGATGTAATATCTAAACCACCACCATCTGAAATTATTCTGGCATCAAATTCAATAGATCTACTTTTTCTATCTACAACTGGTTGGAGAACTGCTCCACTACCGTTGCCACCAATAAGAGTTGCAGATACAACTACATCAATATTAAAATCTTGTGGATCTACGAATACTTTTTCTATAGATCCACTGACAACAGGTTGAACTAAAGCATCTCCACTTGAGATTTCTAGTAATGGTGGGTTAATAACATCAAAATCTTTTCCACCATTTAATACATTTACTGAGTCTAATGGACCATAAAATACTTTATCATTACTTTTATAACTTAAAATTTCAACACCATTAATCAACATCCCCACAGGTCCAGGTTCAGTCAAATCTGATTGCCCATCGCCCATATTAAGTGAAAGGGGAAACTTTCTTAATATTTTTTGTGGTGAAATAATTTGTTCTTTTTGGGATGCGAGTGTGAAATTATGAGTTCCAGATGATAATTGATCAAAACTAATATAATTGACCGTACCAATAACAGATAAAGAATTATATAATCTAATTTCAAACTGATTTAAAACTTCAATATAATAAAAACCTTCTACTAATCCAGAAATTGGTGTTTCTGATGGTTTGTAATAAATTTCATTACCAGTTAGTAATGAAATTGGAGAATCAAAAATTATTGTTGAATATAGTCCACTATCTAAACTTCCAGATACTCCAGTCGCATTATAAGAAAAAATATTTTTAGTTATAGTATATGATGGTAATGAATTAGAAGCAACATACATATACTCATTATTTTCATTATAAACGTTTTGAATATCCGAAGTTATTGGATCAAATTCAAAAGGAACTGTGTTTGAGTTGGCGTAGTTAAGTTTTCTTCTAATATCATAATTAAAACTAGAATTCAAAATAAAAGAATCATCGACCGTGACTTGATTATTAACAAAATCAATATTAATTACTCTAAGATTAGATTTTATTATAGTATTAGAGTCTCTAGATAAAATATCAATATAGTCTCCAACTTTGAGACTAGACTTATCAATATTACTCTTTAAAACAAATTCTGATATTGTTCCAGATGCAAAAGTATCAATTTGATATCTGGAACTAGTATTGTATATCCAACTATTTGCAAAAATTTCTTTACGAGTTAAATCTGACTGTGGGTTTTCAATTAGATCTCCAATATTTTTAATAGATATAATTTCACCCAAACTAAGTGGCGAGTCTTGAAGTAGGGGTTCATAGTTTGATAGGACACCAGTCAGTCTAAATTCAACCTTTTTAGAAATATCACCATCTTCATATCCATAATAAATTTCATTAGATCTTATTGTTGAAGCAATATCAATTTCGCTGACAATTCCAGAACAATCAAAAAATTGATTAATACTTTTACTAGTATATGTAATTTCGTTATTTCCAGAATATATCTTACCAAATTCTGGAAATCCTATTGTCGAATCTACCGTGATAACAGAACTACCTATACTTACAGGATTAATATTTTTTGTAGCTCCGGTAATTTTAAAGGATCCTGTAATAGTTGGGAAAGAGTCATCATACCCAACAAATAGAAAAATTTTATAATAAGTTTTTTGACCTCTACTTACAAGCTCAACTTCAGATACTGATGCAGTACTATTTGCATCATCACTTTTAAATATTGTTTGACCAGATAATTTAAGTGGGTCTCCAGAAATTGCTTCAGCAATTACTACTTCTTTTCTAGAATATGTTGCTGAAGATGGTTTTAATAAAAATTGCTCTAAATTAACTATTTTCGGCGTTTCTCCAAATAATACATTAAATAAAATTCTAAAAGATTCATCAGTTCCTTTAGATGCATAAAGAGTTCTAGACTCTTTTATAAAATTTCCAACATTCAAATCATCAACAAAATTTATATTTTCTAATCCAGGAGTCAATGAATACTTAATTTTTTTATAAAATTCCTGTAAGAATAAAATACTTAGATTTTTAACTTCACTTGAAGAAGAATGTGAAGATGCTAAAGAATCTGAAAATACTAATTCACTATTTTGCAAATCTTTGTGATAATTAGTAATTCCAGAAAATCCCCTAATACAACCAGTAAAAGTATTTGAGGTGACTCCAGTATAGGTGATAATTTCATCACCAATTTTCAATAAACCATAACTTTGAGGAAATCCTTTCGTGCTAGATACTTCAATTGTAGTATCTGAGGAAGAAATATCTTCAGTAAGTGCTGTAGTTCCTACAATAACTTCCGGTGTTAAGTTATCAAGTTTTAAATATTGATCTAGGTTCTCAGATATATCAACAGATCCACTCTGGTATTCTTGCGAAATATAATATTGCTTTAAAAATTCAGCAGTTTTTGGACTCTCATCTAAAATAAATTCTGGAAGTTGACTTTCAATAAGTTGTTGAGTTTTTATTCTATACTCAAATCCATTTTCTATCATATTACGCCCTCGTTAAATCTCCATTAGAATAACTTGATCTGTAGTAATCATTAGTTGTAAATACAACTCCAGATGTATCATCACCAGATGCTATAACATCTTTAATCATATTTATTCTGCTTTTAGAAATGCTAAATGCCAGATATAAATCTTTAAGACCTATTACATCATTTGATTCTGGAATTGCCTGAATCTCAATAATATCTTGAGGAAGTTCTGTTGAAGTGATTGTAATTGCACCCAAAAGAATTTCACCAGTTTCATAATTTACTGTTCCTGCGGATTTAACAACGACTGGTATTGCAAATTCTGTTGTAGAAGATCCAATAGAACTCAAAACAGGTATATCTTTAACTATTGATATTGTTCCCGTTTTTAAGTCACTGTTTGGTATATCAGTAAAGTAAACCATATCTTCTTCACCCAAAATATTAAATCCTGTAGACTTAATATTTTTTCCATCAGATTTTACATGAAACTTATTTCCATAACAAATTTCATACTGAGTTGGCGCATTTAATATTACCTTAAGATCTCTTCTAATTCTAACCTTTGTGATATTTGAAGTAATTGCAGCATTAGTATTATCAATCACTTGAAGAACTTTACTATACTTAAATCTCCCACCAAATGTATTTAAATCTGGAGATTGTGAATATGATACTAATGAATTTGTAACACTAGTCTTTAAATCTTCGACACTACCAACTTGAGAGTAATTATAATAAACTGAGGAATCTATTTCCACATAAAGTATTTTTAAATCATTAATTTCTACGTTAATTCCAGCAACAGTATATTGCTTTAAGTTATTTTTAATTGACTGCTTATTAAAATCGGAAACATAAGTTCCATTTTTTGGTTTGATACTAATTATTACTTTCCCAAACTGAGGTGGTACTAACTCCTCCCCACCAACTACAGAAACTGATTCTGCTTCTGGATAAACTTTAGATTTTATAATCGTTTCATAGTCTCTACTTGTCACAGCTCTATACTGTGAAGAATATAATCTCGGTGCAAATTTTTTAACTGAATCGACACTTTCAATGTCAGAACCATTTTGAGAACTTTGTATTGTTCCAACTACAATTGAATTGGTTGGAACAACGACAATATCATTAGAATCTTTTAAAGTTCCTGCAAAAGAGAAAGAACTTGCACCGTTTCCATTTTTACCATCTGTTACAATATAAGTTACTGTAACAACTGAATTATTTTCTAGTTTTTTTCCAAAAAGATCGTCACCAAACAAAAGTTCATATTTTTCATCTTTAATTTCTTGTATCAAATATATTTTTGAATTTTTATCTACAGAGAATATATTTTCAACTAAATTGTATGGAGTTCCCAATCCAGTTTCATTTACACCTCTCACATATACTTTAATTGTTGTTGTGTCTATAAATGAATTATCTAATATAAATTTTTGATCTAAAGAATTATTTACTACAAACTGTTTTGTTAAAAACGTTCCTTCTTTTATAGAAATATTAGTAAATTCTGCAATACCATTATTGACAGTAGTTGTTATATTTTCTGGTATTGAAAACACATAAGAAGTGTCAGCACTTGATCCAGTACAAACCAAACCAGATTGTAAAGTAATAGTTGGTGTATATGTAACTGGACTCGTTGTTAGTGGAGAAACTGCTACAGAAAAGGAAATTGAAGCGTTCGATGCTATTCTTGACTTTGGAACATATCCAATATTTCTAGCAAGCGATACTACATTCTCTCTTACAGTTGCCGAGTCTAAGAAAGACTCATTCACAACCATGTTGGAATTAAATGCTGTAATATATGTGTTATACGCTAAGGTATCTATCAAGATAGAAAAATTTGATCCCTCAAAATCAAAATCCGTGAAATTGGAATTTGCACGAAGATAGTCTTTGATTGAGGTCTTTATTTGATCAAAATCTAAATTGGCGAACTTAGTAAAAGGCATTTTATCTTGTTGCCTCTAATATGAATGAAAATTGTTGTGTTGGAACTTCTTGTCCTATAATGTCAAACGATATAGTAACTTCAAATTCGTTTGAATCTGGGCTTGGTTCAACTTGAACTTGAGTATTTTCAACTCTAGGTTCAAAATTAGAAATAGTAGTTTGAATTTGATCTTGTATAATTGATGCAGTACCAAAGTCAACAAAATCAAAAAGACTTGAGCGAACGTTTGATCCTAAACTGGAATTAAAAAATCTTTCAGTAGGAATTGTTTCGACCAAATTGCGAATTGATCTAATAATCGCCCGCTCATTCTTGAGAATAGGTAAGTCTTTAGTGATTGGATGTGGGTCAAAAGACAAACTAATGTCTTTAAATGATCTAGATATCCTAGTTAATGACATTAGAACATAGAATTTCTGTTTCTATTTATTAGTATTTCCAAGAAGATCCGTAATCGGGTTCAGTACCATATTCCCAGTCATCATAATCTTCATCATTTCGAATCCTTTCATGCAATTCAACCTGTTTTTTAAAATCATGTTTAGGTGCAACATCATGCATAATCTCTTGAATTACTCTCTTGGGTGGTAAAGAATTATAGTCTGTGATTAACTTCTCTGTGCCCCACATGCGATACATATAATTTTTGTCTCTATCAGTTGGTAAATTTGACATTTTAGCTCCTGTTTTAATGAATAAAACAGAACTTTTATAAAGGAGGTTGCTATCTCCTTATATGTATTTAACGATATACTTCTCTCAGTGAATAATTCGAAGAATTTAAATATTTTAATAACTCAATAGCAATTAATTTTGGATTTCCATCTCCACAAGTATATACATCGATTGCAATGCACCCATTTTCAGGCCAAGTATGGCAAGAAACATGACTTTCCGCAAGTGCAATAACAATCGTACAACCCTGAGGATAAAAACAGTGTTGAAAAATATTCAAAATTGTCATTTTTGCTCTTTCAATTCCTCTTTCCATCGTTTCTTGAAGAGAAATCGAGTCATTTAAAAGATTAAAATTGACATCATACACCTCTAAAAGAAGGTGTTTACCCATTGAAAATTGTTCCAACTCAATTTTGGTAAAAAACTATTTATTATCGGATTTCCAGTGATTATTTGGTCGTTCCCACCAAAAATGAAGGTCTTCTTTTGTGTCATCATAGTACAATGAAACAAAATCACTCTTAAATTTGCTGTGAATGTTCTCACACAAGGCAACAGTATAGTAATTATCGTCCATCAGATCAGTAATCCAACGATAATTACCACCACGAATGACTCCTGCCTCAATTAAAACAAACTTTTTCCATCGTTTTGACCATTTTGAATAGTTTTCAATGAAGTCTTGTCGATAAAGATTCACATTTTCATCTGGAAATGGAACATTGACGGTTTCAATGTGAAAGATTTCTTGGTTTATGCTCAAAGAATGTGACAAATGTTGAGTCACAACTGCGGAGTAGTCGGGAGAAACCATTAAAAAACAAGTATCGGAAGGATGAATACTCATCTCCGACACTTGCATTCGATATGTCATTTCTTGTATCAGTGCCTTTTCCTTATCTTCGGAAATAAACAGCAGTGATTTCATCCCTTACCTTGTCCCCTATACTTCTTTCTTGCCCCATTACGAGAAGAAGCAGCATATTTAGTTCCTCCACCGTCTCCTTGACGAGACTTCTTAGGAGGTCCTGGAATATAAGATGTTTTATTGAGTCCAACTTTAGATTTTGCAGCCATAATTATTCTCCAAGCATTTCAGTTTTGATTTCTTCAGGTTTTGGAGAACCTGTCTGATAGAATTCAATCGACAGATCCTCCATAATATTGAAGTATTCTTCTTCTGTAAGGTGTGTGTAAATTTTTTTATTCTTACAGATTATATTGTATAACTCGTTAGGCATATCATATGATTCTTGTCTTTTCGTGTCCTACGCGAATACGCGGATCGCACCAAATTTCAAATCCTGCTTCCTTTGCATCCAAACAGAATGATACATCTTCTCCACACATATCTTGAACTTCTCCAGATTCAAAGACTTGCATTTTTGGAGCGAACCATGGATACTTCATTTCTGAATTTTCGAAAACACCATGCTTAATCAAAACCCAACCAAAACCAGTGTAATCAACTGTAAATGGTTTACGACGCTTTGAGATGCTTTCAACGGTTTCATGATTCATTACACCACCGTTTCCACGGAAGTCATCTTCTTCTAACCAATGAGCAACGGATGTTGTTGTGCCATCTTCGGTAGCATACCATCCAGCAGCAATGTCCTGATCCATGAGAATAAGTTGCCAGAACTTTTCCGTATTGAATACAATGTCACTATCGATCCAAAGTTGCCAATCATAATTAAGTTTCCCATCCCAGGGAATTTGATCAGGTCCTCGCAGTACATTCGCCCCTAAACATTTGCATCTTGCAAAGTTTACCATGGATGAATAATCTTGCGAGATTTGAATACTTGCTCCTGCCTGTACAAGATCAAAACAGAGTTGTACAAAACTTTTCAAATATGTGTAAGAAACTCCGCGTCCTGGAAGACAGAATACTACGGATTTTCCTCTAACTAGTTCTCTTGCTTTATTGTAATCCCACTCTTCTGCTGGATTACTTTGTGTTGGGTTTTTTGCTTTTACTGTAAATCCTTTAGCCATAAGATGAATCGTTTACTTCATTATCATACAGTACTATGTATAGTCTGTCAACTAGTCATTTTTTTTCAGTTAAAATGACTTCTGTACCCTCTATTAGAAATTCAATCTCAGTATCTTCATACCAAGAAAGATCATTAATAATCTGTTCCGGAATTACTAAGTAGTACTCGCCCGTAATTGGATCAACCTGTAGAGAGTGAAAAATATCCCCGGATTTTTTTTTCATTTTTTTATACGCAAAATTTATTTTTATATATTAGATATTTTCTGTTTTTTTATATCTCCGGAATTTTTTTTTTAAAATCATTATATTTAACTGGCAAAAGCAAGACTTTGTAGCCTTAGGGATCCATTGGTTTTTATATACGGGGGCGCCCCCCCATAACGCCCACCGCCCGCAACTGCCGATCACGAACGAACGAACTGCCCCCCACGAACGGGGGGGGGGTCACCCCTGCTGACTGACCCACCCGCTGATGGGGCAGCGGTGAGGAGCGAAGTGCGTCTCAGAAAACTGCGCGGCAATGGTGGCAGCGGGCAGCCCCCAATGAATGAACTGAGAGGGGAGGGAACCGTCCTTCATTTGATCGCCACGGGAAATCCATTTGATCTGGCGGGTCTTCAGGTCGGAGCAGGCGGCGTAGGGGTAGAGGGTCATTGGTTGGGGTCGGTTGAACTGAGAGAATTGTAGCACGAATCAGAGACCAGCGATCCTGTCCATGGCAGCGGCACGGCGGTCGGCACGGTACTGATCACGGGCACGAATCATCACCGCCTCAAGGTCGGCAACCATCACCTTACCGATGCCCGTCACGCGGGTGATGGTCATGCCCTTACCAGCACCGACAGCATGGGAGGCACCGCCCGCAACGGTATCAGCATCACGAACGGAACCGATGGCAGCGCCGCGCCCATGCTGAGAATTGCGGGAAAGGGTCTCACCCTTACGGGGACCACGGCGGGGGAGGCGGGTGACGGTGTAGATCATTTGGGGTTCGCTTGTGAACTGAGAGAATTGTAGCACGGCAGGGGGTCAGTCCCCGTAGGAGTCACCAGAGCAGATCCGCGATTGACTGGAGGCGCAGGCGGCGGGATTCCAGTTCCTTCAGGATGGCGCGTTCTTCCTTTGTCGTGGGGTTTCCTTCCCACAGCCACTCCTCCAGTTGGAAAGTGGTGAGATCGTCAAAGGCGGTAGCGATGGTTCCGTTCAGCATGGGGGTGGGGGTGTGAACTGCGTTAATTGTACCATGGATCGGGGTCAGTCCCCCATCACTTCCTTCAGCGCCTTAAACGCTGCCATCCAATGATCGGCATCGGCAGACCTGCCAGCGAGGCGCTCATCCACGGCAAAGCACAGCACGGCGGTTCGGATGGTGCCCCAAGTCCCATCGGGCAGGGTCAGGGTGGTAAGGTTCTGAGCGTTCCAGGGGGAGGCGGTCATGAGAGGCGGTTGGTTGAACTGGGTTAATTGTAGCACGTTAACGGTCGGCGTTGAAGTCCTCCAGACCGTCAGCGATGCCCTGAAGGAAGGCGGTGCCGATGCCCTGCCAGAATCCAGGGTCGCGGATCAGTTCAGTGATAGCGCCAAACCAATCAGCGGGGGTCGATGCTGCCAACATCTCCCGCTCTGCAGGGGTCAGGTTGTTAAGGGCATCCTGCAGAGCGGTCATCGGGTCAGGGCGGGTCATCGGGGTTCCTCTGAACTGGATTAATTGTAGCACGTCGGGGGGGGTCAAACCATATGATCTGCCAGACCCCAGTTAATCACAATCAGGTCGGGGTTCAGGCGAGCACAGGTGTCCCATGCCTGCTGCGCGGTTTCTGCCATATAGGACAGGGTGACTTGCCGACGCTGGCGAGTGTGGAAACCGGTGAACAGGAAACTGGATTCGGTCATGGGGGGGGGGTGTCGGTTGAGAGTATTGTAGCACGTAAACGGCGGGGTCAGCGCCCGTCAGTGTAATCTCCGATGATCACCCCATTCTGGCGAACCTGAGCGTAACCGTACTCCTCAGAGAGGTCCAGGCACAGATCCCATGCGCGGTCGGCATCGGTGGTAGTGTTCTCCCAGGGAGCGGCGGGGCAGATCACGTCAAGGCGGGTCATGGGTTCGTTTCGTTTGTCCCCTTATCATACAGGGTCATCGGTGCCCCAAGCGGAAACCCTGTGCCAGCGGTTTGACCGGCACAGGGGTTAGCTATTAGAATTGAATCTCACTCAGAGTAGGATTAGCAGCGGAATCAGAATTGCCACTGTCAGAAACCCCATCAGCAATTGTATTAAGAATTTGGAGAATTTGCTCACCATTGGAACCTTGGCGAAGGAGTGAGAGGATGACATCGCGGGACATGATTAATTTGAAAAAATGTTAGGAATGGTTGAGCAGTTTTAGGTCATGCTCAGGACCCACACTTTAGAAGTCGAAAACGTCTCCGTTGATTTCGGCGCGGTTAACTTTAGGATCGTTCCACTTCACACCGTCAGGGGTCTCTTTAGTGCCGAATTCATAGAACAATTCCAGCAGCTCTTCATAGCAGCAGACATCATTTTGCTGGATGAATTCTTGAATCGATTCATCATTCTCAATCCAGAGGACAACGTTCCAGGTTTCATAATTCGTCCAACCGTTGTAGGTTGTATCTGTCAGGCAGGTCTGGTAGGTTGCGGTTGCCATTGTGGTTCGGGGTGTGAACTGAGTTAATTGTAGCAGGTCAGGGGGCAGGGGGAGACCCCTTGTGCCACTATGCCAGGTGGGCGAACTGTGCCAGGGAGGAGGGGGCAACGTGGGAGGGTGACCCGCAGGACTTGTAGAAGGTCACCATACGCTCTGCCTCTGCCAGGGTGGGGAACCACTGAGAGCGCCACTGGCAGTCACCGTAGGGGGTCTGGTAACGAACTTCGATTCTCATGGGTTGGGGTTGTTTGGTATGAAAGAATTCTAAGGGGTCAGGGGGCATCCAGTGCCCCCCAGTGTGCCAGTGCCTCAGATGGCACAAGTGGCAGGGGTCAGGGTGACCGTGGTGCTACCATCGATAGCCAGCAGTGCGGCATCCATTGCATCCAAGCGGGCTTCCACAATAGAGGCGGTGAAATGCTCGGGGAAGTCAACTGCCAGCTTCAGGAGCTCACCTTTCCAGCTGATCAGGGCGGTGCGGATCTCAGAGGTGGGGAGGGTTGCCATCGGGTCTCTCTCAACTGAATTCAGTATAGGGTGGATGGGGACCGTTTCCAGCCCCCTTGTGCCACTTGTCAGACCGTCACATCCTCCACCAGTTCGGGGTAGTATTCTTGACATTCAGTGATCAATTCTTCATCAGAATACTTAGCATAGCCCTCATCCAGGTAATCATAACAAAGTTGGGTCATTGTCTTAAGGTCCATGTCATCCAACACCTGCTGAATGAGTTGGTCTTGAAGTTCAGTGCGGTTCATTCATCATCTCCAAAGTTGTTCATAAGAAAGTCCTCAAGTTCAATCAGTTTGCTATCACTGAGAGAGACAATGTACTCATCAACGATAGTAGCAAGCAGGTCGGGATCTTGGCGACATTTATCATACAGAAACTCAAAAAGTTCTGTACCATTAGAATAACGAAGGTCAGTCATCTAAACAGTGACGGTAGGTTTGATTGAGTCGAATCAGAATGTCATTCCAGAACTCTACATCTTCATCGTCATTGTATTGGTTGTTTTCTTCAACCAAACGGATGAGATTGTTGAGGTCATCGGGTGTGAGAAAGTTCATTCTCAGTGGTGAAGAGTGATAAGGGCAGAGGCAAACTTGTCATCGTCCAGCATCTCCAACTGGTCATCAGTAAGTGACATTAGCAGGGCGACGATTTCAGCGAATGACATAGTGGGTTCCTTAAGTTCGGGGTAGAGGGTTTCAGTAATCATAGTCACCTTTGAGGTATTCATCAAGGTTGAAATCTTTGGAGTCTTGCATCTCCGGGATGTCAAAGATTTCGCCGGGAGCATCTTGAATCTCAGACCAGAGTTCGTCAGTCATCCCAATTTCCTCAACATTTCATAGTAAATGTTCAACTCTCTTCGCACACTATTCAATTCACTATTCGTTGCACCTTGCGATTGGAGAGTGTTAAACTGTTCGTGCAATTCATCAAGTTTGGATTGAATTGTTTGTGCGTCAGTCATCAGGTGGGGGTGCCTCTCAACTGAACTTAGTATAGGGCACCAGGGGGGCATTGGAAGGGGGTCTGTGCCACCTTGTCAAGCGGCACACTGGAAGCGACCTTGGTTAAAGTTTGCTTTAGAAAAGACCTCACGATTCACCAGTTTGAACATACCAAACTCATTGGTCATGACATAACCTTCGGCATCAATCCTGTCCTGTCCGATGTATGCTGCAGGACCATCATTACGGCACAGGAAGAGGCAATCTTCCTTAATAGTTTTAACCAGCAACCACAAACGAATCAGGTTAGGATCACACTCAAAGTCATCCTCATGAATCCTCATACCCTCACGAATGCGAGCATTAATTTGTTGCTTAATCTTTGCCGCTTCCTTATCAGTTGCAAAGCGGGCAGTGGTTGCAACTTGGCGGGCGAACTTACACACGTCCTCAACATCAGCAAAGGATTCCTGATTGTGCAGGATGTATGCATTGGGTTTGACAAACTTAACCGTTTCGGTATCATTCCAGATTGCACGATCAGGGTATGCCACGGCATTACGAAGATCGTTCTCAGCGTAATAGCAAGTGTGAGGAGCGATGATGATAATTTGCTCCACAATCTCCGGGAACTGATACGTAATCAGGTTGGAAGTGTATTCATCAGATCCACCGAAACCGATGAAGTCTGCCTGATAGATTGTCTCAGTACGGGGCAGATAATCAAAGCACGTATGAAGAATGTCTGCCACGTTGCCCTGATAGAAGAGATCAATCTCCTCATGATTGTGGGCGATACGAATCTTTTTCTTGTTAAATACTGCCTTGGTTCCTACAAAGAACGTACCGGTTGCAGGATCAATTCCCCACACAATAGCAGGAGCACCATCAATCTTGACACTCAAAGTTCCAGGGGTCACGAACCAATCCAGAACGGAAAGGTCTCCCGTCAGGATGGTATCTTCGGCGTGTTCGAGGTGGGTGTTTTTCATGTCTTTAGTATGGCACGGGATCGGGGGGAATGGGGGAACCGTGTGCCAGTTCTTCAAGTGTCCTTCTTCTTCAATTTGAGTGGTGGTAGTCCTTTTGGTTTGTTTCGGTTCTCATAAAGAGTTCCACCCAACCAAAAAACACCAGGAGCAACTTCTATTTCTTTTGAGAATAAGAACTTGATGATTTTGAGTAGAGTTTTAGTCATTTCTCATTTGCTCCAGAACACTAATGAATTGAGAAATACAATCTTTGGGAATGCTAAAAGAATTTCCTTGTTTGGTTTCAACATTTCCAATCAATTCATAATACTCAACTTCAATACATCCTTCACCATCATCAGTGAATTGGTAGAACCAACCATCCTCGTGGTGAATGCGAATTTCTTTGGTGATTTGGTAGTCCATCAGTCCTTTGTGTGTATGAGAGTATTATAAGGCATCACAGGGGGCTTTGGAGTGTCCTTGTGCCAGTTCCCCGAGTGTCACACTATGCCAGAATCATCCCATTAGTAAAGTCTTTCTCTACAAATACGGGGGAAGATCCTGCCTGCCCGACGAACTTGTGAACGAACCAATTCCAGTTCTTTTGGAATACACATTCGCCCTTAATCCCGTGAACCTGAAGAATAGCATTCAGGCGGGATTTGGTGGTAGAAGATTGCCAACCACCGTCAAACAGAGTGACGAAA